CTAGGCTTTCCGTTTCCTTCCAAGCAAGCCTTCAATTGAGTGCACCGGTCTTTCACTGTGTCCAGATTGTGTCTGGCGCTGTTTTGCAACCTCTGCCGGTGTGCTACCTGTTGTGCGATTGCCCAGCATGTTAACGGCATCGCGTGCACGGTGTGGGGCCAAGTGGGCGTACTTCTCTGTCATCTTCACCGTGGAGTGCCCCAGCACATCTTTAACGTCCAGTAGCGGCACTCCCTGACTAACCATCCAGCTTGCGCAGGTATGCCGCAAGTCGTGGATCCGGAAATTGGCGATGCGCGCGGCACTGCACGCCGTATTAAAGCCGTTTCGCAGATTGCCCAGTCGCTCACCATCCGCTTTTGCAAACACCCATTCGCTATGAGGGCAGTTGCTAGCTACCCACACCCAGCGGCGTTTTAGTGCCGCGTTCGCCTCATCATTCAGCGGTACCGACCGGCGCTTTGCGCTCTTGTTGTCTTCACCTTCCAAGTGAAGTAGGGCATTATCAAAGTCGACGCGTGACCATGTCATCTTGAGCAATTCATTCATGCGGGCGCCTGTATTGAGGCCCAATAGAATGAAGTCTGCTAACCTCTCACCGCTACGCTGTGTTTTAGCTGCCGCTACCAACCTGTCCGCTTCTGAGTGAGTTAGCCACCGCACGCGTCCTTCTGGCTCCTTGAGCATCCTGCCTCTAACAGGATTGCTCATGGGCCACTCTAAGTGAATGATCGCGTAGTTGATCATTGCGCTTAAGATTGAAAGCTCACGATTAATGGTTGCAGGTTTTACACCGTCTTTCTGTCGCGCTGAAATGAACGCTCGCACGTCATCCCCTCGCATTTCCTCCATTACAAATTCAGCGCCGATATGGTCATAGAGCCTTGCAACGCGACGCTGCATGTCGCCGTAAGAACGCTTGTGTTGGCTGGCACCGAGAAATTCGGCGGCGACCTCAGCAAAGGAATGCTGGGGCGATTTGCCCCAGGCGTTTTGCTGATAGAGTTCTGATCGCCATTTTGATTCCAGCGCTTTCGCTTCCCGATAGTCTACCGTCCCAGTAGAACGTCTAATCGGCGTGCCGCCTCCCGGCGGGGTGATTTTAGTCCACCAATACGATGAACCCTTACGTTTGTGGGGCATGGTGCTTCTCCTTGTACCACGCCGGGCGCATGGTTAGTTTGCGTCGCGGCGCAGTTGGCGTCCAGCTTTTGGCGCAGTCGTTCGGCGTGGATCATGCGGCGCTTACCCATCTGCACAACGGGAAGGGTGCCGTCATCCATCCAGCGGTAGACGGTAGCGACCGATACGCTGAGCGCTTTGGATGCTTCTTTTGGGGTGTAGGTAAGCACGTCCATTTCAGTCTCCCGTATGCCGCTGGCCGCCGGGGCCAAAGCCTTTGCCTGCACGCCATTCCTGTTCCTGGCGTGCGATGCTGTTATCAATCGCCTCCTGACGCTCACGCTTAACCAGGTCCATAACGCCGGGGTGCGCGGCCACCTCGCGAAGTTCCTCAAGATCGTTTTCAAGTTCAATGATGATGCGTTGTGCCACGTCGGATAGTTCCCAAAGGTCCGCTGGTGCATGGCCATCCTTACGAACACGGCCTAGCCCGTAGCAGTGGCCGCATGGCTTGGCCTTATTACCCTTGATGTGGTCGTGGCCAGTGCCCATGCAGATCGTGCAGTCGTCGGGCTTGATGGCCCGCCAGTTCTGGCGCCAGTCAACCTCGGTGGTGATGCTGGCGATGTCTTTATCAAGGTCGTGATAGAGCACCAGCAACTGTCCTTCCAAGGCACCGCCGCCCATTTGCTGAGCGCTTTCTTTGAATTTACCGCCATTTGAGCGATGGGTGTGGGTTGGCTGGGTCATTGAAGGCCCTCGGCTTGTTTGCGCTTATCTGCGGCGCGAGCGAGTAGCCAATTAGCCATCTTGTGCATGGCCGGAACAGTGTCTTCTGCCGCCTCTTCCAGGGCCTCCGCCTGCGTTAAGGCATCGCGGCGGGCGAGGCTGGTGGCTGGTGAATTTTCATAGCAGGACTTCATTTCCTCCCTCATACGCCCGACTGCCATATTGCATAAGGAATCCAGAGCAACTGACCGGAACCGCTCAACATGCGCCGCCAGCGCCTGCTCGCGCTCCTCTAGCTCAGCAATGCGCTCAGTCAGCAGGGCATTGGCAGCACGCTCGCTCTCTAGCGCATCGGGACTGCTCTCGGCATGCAGGCGTTTGGCTTGTTCCAAATTGGAACTACCCACTACCTTTGACGCATCCATGCCTCTGATCGCGGCTTTAGCTTGCTTTGCGATAATGGCTTCATGCACATCTTTGCGCACATACTCCACGGACTCGCTCGGGTCCATGCCCACACCTGGTGCCGGATCGTCGCACCAGAGATAGCACCGCTGGCCTTCGCTAGAATCTGGCACTAGGTAGATGGTCTCAACCGCCAGGTGTTTAATGTCATTGGTATTCATAACGCCATACCCTCCTGAATCGCTACCCTCGGCTCTGGCCGGTTGCTCACGTCAAAGCACTCGATGTGTGGATCTGGCGCGTGAGCGTTGCAAATCTGCGTAGCAAACACTTGCACCTGGTGACGATCGCACCGGCCGTAAGGTGTGCGGCTTGGTTTTTGCTGTAGCGATGACTGCTGTGTAAACGGGCAGTGCTTGTCTTCATCAAAGCCAAGGTGCTGGTATTGCTGGCAGCTAACGCAGGCTTTTGGCGAATACATGAACGGTTCTGTGCCTGGGCGTTGGTAGTTCACCGGACACCTCCTAGCAGCGGCATGCCGTCTTCATCCAGCTGCTCACCTGCGGGGAGGAAGTCGGTACCCGGTGCCCGCTTGATGATCTTGAGCCGTTCGTTCTCTGCCCGGGCGGTGTCGACTACCTGTGCAGACACTTCGCTAACGGCACGCGCCCGCTGGATCTCTTCTTTCAGCGCATCGCCCTTGATGGTCTCATCACCTAGGCGCTCAAGCTGGGCAAACAGGTGATTGCGTAGGTCGTCAATTTTGTTCTTCATGCCTGCTTGCTCCTGCGGTTGATTTTGGCGGTTAGGGCGCCGCGTAACTGGACAATCTGCGCAATCTCCGGAGGGAGGTGTAGGTAGCTATTTCGACGCATCAGGTCGGCGCGGCTGATGAGTTCCAGGTTTTCGCCCGCGAAATTGCGGTTGTCTTCATCCCTAAACACCACGGCATGGCCCTTTGGTACGGGCCGCCCGTTGTGCTTTTCCCATTCGATGTGGCTCACCGCCACCCAGTCGCGTGATGGATTGCCGGTATCGGTTAGCTTGCGCTGTAGGTAGCCGTCCTTCGTGATGCGCTCGGTGCCGATCGGCTTCCAGTTGGGCGGCATGTGCCCCTTTTTAAAGCGCGTGCGCTCAGTGCCGGGCGCGCTGTAGTTAGTGCCCTTGTTCCAGGGTGAACTGCCCGCCTTGAAGCAGCCGGGCTTTTCAGCCATGTGCGCTTCCGACTTCTTCCAGCCGTATAAACTGGCCTGGTTCTTGATGCTGAACTTGCTGCGACGGAAAATGCGGGCCAAGGTTTTGTTGTCCGTATCCGGATAGATTTTCTCCAGTGAAGCCAAATCCTCTGGAGACCAGGGCTTGCCTTTATTGGCGAGGTAGTCAGTCATTAGATGGCCTCCGCTATTTCGTCCCGGTGAAGCTGGGCAACGTCCACTACGTTCATGCCGACGCGATGAGCAACGTGCAGCTCAAGGTGGGCGCCTTTCGACGCTTGCCAGCCCGGGAGAAGGGCGATGGTGTCGCAGGTCAGCATCTGCTGCAGATCCTGCTTTAAATACTCTTCCCAGCTGAGGTCTTCGCTCTCGCTTTGCTTTTCAGCAGGGTTCACCACCTCATAACCCAGCGCCCTTAGCTGGTGAGCGGTTAAGTGGAAAGCGCCAAAGTTGAGCCCAGGCAGCCCCGTCATGGGGCCGCTGATGTAGAAGCGTTTCATGACAGAACCTTCCGCTGGCCACTGCTGTTCATTGCTGATACGACGCTCTGGCGCTCCATTTCTTCAATAAGCCGAGCGGACCGGTTGTAGCCCAGCTTTAAATGGCGCTGAATGCCGGATATTAACGCCTTACCCTCTCGCTTAACGAAAATCACGGCGGCTTCGTACATCGGATCCTGCTCTTGGGTTGCTTCGGGTTGCTCTTGTGCCGCTGGCTCCCGTTGCGTCTCGCCGCCCAGCCATTCCACCAGCAGTTCGACGCTGGCGCGCAGGCAGCCGGACATGATGACGAAATCGCTTTCCAAACGGGCGAGAGCATCGTCGTCATCTTCGGCAAAGTCGGCGACCTCTATCACTGAGTCATCAAAGCGAATCGACTTAAGCGCTAGATCGTCATGCAGGATGAACGACAGTTGGCCCTCGATACTGAGCGCTAACTTGCTGGCTTGGCGCCCGCTTTCGAGTAGCTGCTGCATTTCGTCGCTGTCGAGATCCACCTGGCGTGCGCGTACCACGCCGTCATCGCCTTTGGCTTTAAGCTCTACGTTGTCGCCTAGCTGGAGATCGGCAGGGCGGCTGGCTGCATCGTCTACCCATGTGGTCATGGCGCGGATGGGCAGCGTTTGCGTGGATAGCGGTATGACCTTTAGGCTGCCCAGCGTTTCACGCAGCAGGTCGAGTACGTCCTCAGCGCGTGCGCGGCTGCTGGTGTTGACGCCGATCAGCTGGCGCTCGGTGTCCCACCATAGGTCTATCTTCTGGCTGCGCACGAAAGCGCGAGGAAGTAGCGCCTCGGTGGCCTGCTCTTTGAGTGCCGTTTTCTCTTTGCGTGTGACCTTGCGGCCCTCGCTGGCTTCGATCTCGGCGACTTGCTCGTCAACTTCTTCTTTCACCACGGAGGCGGGGAGCATGCGCTCTTGGCGTAGGGCGCTGATTAAGCGATGGCCCTGGATCTCGTGTATCAACTGACCGCCACTCAGGCGACCTGCTGGCGCTGTCCAGCCAATGCGGCGAGCGTCGGCATTGCCCAGGGGCTTGGCGCGATGCTCGTCAAGAATAACGGCCATTTGCTCGGGGCTTAGCAGCTGCTGCTCGTGGATCCGGTAGAGGTGTAGGTGTTTGAACCACATGTTAGGCGTCCTTTTGCTTGTTCTGGTCAGCGCCCTTAGCTGGCGCTGGCTTAAAGATTCGGTCGAAGGCGGCTTGGTCGATCATGTGCGGCTATCCAGTTCAGCCAGAGCATCGCCGCAGCTAATGGCCGTGACTTCGCAATCGGGCGCGTGGCTGGGGCTCTCAAATAACGGGAAGGCTTCGACTGCTTGCTTGATGGCTGAGTCGGGGCTTTCGCTTTTCACGGCAACGATCACGGTTAAGTAGCGCGTGTTTTGCTGGCCGGTGAAGGGATGGAATTCGCTAGGCGTCATTGTGTGTACTCCTGCCAAACGGTTTGGGTAACGGGCTTATTGCGCTTCATGACCTGCACTTTTTTCGGGAACATGATGCGCAGGTCTCGCGCCCGCCCTGACCGCTTCGCGATCTCGATAAACTGCTTGGCGTACTGGGGCGCATCGAACGGCGCACTTAATGGCACCTTTCGCTTGCTCTCCATGATTACGTTGAAGCGCTCCAATACCCGCTCCTCGTACTCGCTCACCGACTCCCCCGGCTTGGGGGGGGTAGAGGCACGGGCTAGCTGCAGGGCTTTGCATTCGGTCATGCCGTATACGCGGAAGGTGCTCATGCTGCCTCCTCAAGCGGTACCGCCTTGGTCAGGTCGTCTTCAGTGATGTAGCTACCCAGCTCGGCGCGGGTGTATTTGCCTGCGTCGTTGGCGCTATTGCGATAGCCGCAGAAATTGGGCGCATACCACGCGGAGTGGCCTTTGTGCCAAATCAGGTAAAGGGGTTCGTTTTCGGGGAAAAGGACGTCTTTCAGCACCTGGGCGCGCTTGAAGTCCATCGCCTTAATGGCCTTGGCTAACTCGCGCTCTAGGCGTTGGCGGCGCTGGCGCTCATTGCGCTTAACGCGCAGGCAGCCTGGGTTGTGTAGGTAGATCTCTGAGGCTTGGCTGCACATAACGCCATACTTGCCAGTGACCACATACCAGCTCTGGTTAAGGTTGTAATAGGCGGTGCCGGTAACGACGCGACCTTTGTTATCGAGCGTGTAAACGGGTGCGCCATGGGTGATGGTCTCGCCCTCAGCTGAGCGAGCATTGCATTCCATGTTGATGCGAGCGCGCCCGAGCTCCTCTACAAAGTGACCACTGGAACGCATTTCACGACCAACCCACTCAAGAGCAGTGAGCGAACCGGGGCCTGGGCGCCGGGTATTCGGACTGCTGTCTTTAAAGTCGTACCCAGCAAACACATTGCACAGGTAGTCACGAATACGGTTTCGGGTGCGCTGCATTTCCAAGTGGATCAGATAAGGCATGCGCTTTTCTTTATCGAACTCGTGGCGACCTTTGCCGTCTTCTCGCGTGATATTGGCTACGTCTTGCCACATCTTAAATTGAACAATGCGCCCGGTTATTTCTAGCTGGCCCTGTAGATCACCTTTTGTACATGTGCGGTGGTTATGAGCGATGCAGCGGTATTCATCGGCTTCGTCCCACTCGCCAACATGCCAGCCCAGCCGGTTAAGCTGCTGAATAAAGCGCTTGAATACCTGCTTACGAAAGAGTTTTTCCCATTCGTTCCACTGGGCGGTGCCGGTGCGTTGCGGCTCTTCCCATATGTTGATGCTGGCATCGCCAAAGGTCACGGTTCCTAAACGGTTAATCTGTGCCATCGTCATCACCTCAAAACTGAACAAACTGGTTAAACGGCACGGTCTCCGGCATGGCCAGCCGTGCGGGGGAAACGTCAGTGGGTAGCGCTGGGCCTGCTGGGCGCATGCCTGGGCATTGCTCGGGTACGTTGATGCTGTCGTCCCAATCGCGGTGGCCCACGCGCTGCTCAAGCGGTACGCCGCGCGCCTTCTCTGCCTCGAATACCGCTACGCCTTCGCAGTAGGCGAGCACATCACGCTCTTGGTCTTCGGCTTCGCCCTCGGCGGTCATGCCTAGCGCGGCCACTACAGCAAGCAGGCCCACGACCCAGACGGTGTTATTTCTGCTGATGCTCATGCGGCTAGCTCCTGTGCGGCTAATGCGGGATTGGCGTGTAGGTTGATGCGCTGTTCTACGTGAGCGCCCCATAGCACATCGCGCAGTGCGTTACGTGCGGCTAGCTCAGTGGGTAGCGGGGCGTTCATGCGGACGATGATCTTTGTGCCTTCCTTGCCGATGAAGGCGGGAAGATAGCCACCGCCGATCACCGGCTCGGCATAAATCACGGTGCCGTGCAGGGTGTAGCCGTCTTGCATGGCGAACAGGCGCCAGTGATTGATCACGAACTTGAGGCTGATGACGTGGTTCATTGGGCTGCCTCCGCTGGTGCTGGGCCTGCGCTTTCGTGCAGCAGCTTGGTTAGGTGGTCGTTGATCGCGCACAGCGCATGCATGGCGGTATCGGTGTGCGCGTAAAAGCAGTTAAAGCTGGTATGGCTTTCATGCTGGGCGTTATGGGCGGCTAGCCATGTTTGGCAAAAGATGCCGTGCTGGTCGGTTTCAAACAGCACCGCGTATTGGCGCTGCAGGTTCACTGCCAGCGCCAGTTCTTGGCACTGCAGGAGAGTGCAAGTGAAGGCGCTGGGTAGCTGGTTGGCCGTGAACACTTCGGTGATAGTTTTGGGGGCATCTAAGCTCATGACGGCACCTCACTGGCGTATTCCCGCAAAAGCTCAAGCACACGCTTGCCGGTCAAGCGCTCGGTGACGGTGGGCGCGGGCCAGGGCTCATCAATGTTGAAGGTGCAGTCGCCAAAATCGAGGCAGCTCATTAGCACGTAGTCGAAAGCGTGTTCGTAGAATGTTGTGAACTCAGTGCCTTCCCCTAAGGCGGAATCCCATTCGCCGCCAATGCTGGGTATATGGTTCACGCTGACGCAAGCTTGCTCACATGCGCGCTTCGCTTTAGATGTTTTTGCAATGCAGCGTGGATAGGAGGCTTCGAATTCGTCATCAATCCAGGTGCGCTTAGCCTCTGCCTGAAAGTCGCGGCGCGGGCTGCCGGCATAGATAGCGAGCGCTTTCTTGCTGAGTTTTTTGAGAATGCGTGGCTTCATGCGTAAAGACTCCTGATGCTGGCTTATGTCAGCCGGATGAATGAACCGAAGCTCTCAACCACACAGTCACGAGCCTCCATGGAAACCACCGCGCCTTGCTTGGCCGTTCGTACAACGAGCATTACCTGCAGGTCGCCGCCTCTTGCCACGGCCTGATGCGCCAGCTTGGTCATGCGCGCGCCTTTGAGTTCGTCTGCCATTGCCGCGAGGGCTTGTTCGATAGTGTTAATAGCCATGGGTCACACCTCCCGGCGTAGCTGTGTATGAGGGCGCTGCATGCGCAGGCGGGCATTGTTGCGGTACTGGTCGTCGCCACTGTCGGTAGCCATGAACAACGAGAGCGCCAGCACCAGCGCAAGACGAATCCATTCCTGGGTAATGGCCAGGGCAACTAAGTGAGTAGTGTTGCGGGCCTTGACTCGCTCACAGGCCAGAATGATGTGGCGGCGAACGGTGCCTGCTGAACGGTGCATCATCGCTGCGCACTGCTCGGCGGTATTGCCTTGAGCAAGGAGAGTGACGATCTGTATTTGGCGCTTGGTAAGGTTCATGGCTGCGCTTCCTTATGATTCGTTTTATGTAATTTATGGCACAAACCATAAAACGTCAAGACTGAGCCATGATTTAGGCATGAAAAAATGCCGACTCAAAGTCGGCATATCTTTCTTAGGGTGGGTATTGCTTTATTTGAGGTTCGTCTTGGAGCCTTCGGCCCATTCGATAAGAGCTAGGTATAGATCGCTGCTGGCCGGGATGGGGGAGCAAGGAGAATCCTCAACAGCTACAAATTGATAAGAGAGCTCGCTGTTTGGGATATTTGTTTGTGGTATGAGCGCGCTTTGCTGGCGCTGACTGTCATTCATTTTTCTTTGCCCCATGACCAATACCTGTATCTTTATACAGTATATTGAAAGTAGTGGTTTGACCACCCCTCAGGGGCACTAGCAGTGTAACTGTCGCAGTATTTATGTGCTGGTTGAAACAGGACTCAAGCGCTGGCGCTGTTCGGTTCATCGGTTCGCCTCATCTCAGATTGATTCTTCTTCCATTCTCCATGGATTGCGTGAGTTGCAAGGCCAGTACCGGGTATTGAGCGTTGATAACTTGCCACTTGCATATCGAGCAACCTGTGATAGGGAGAGAATAGGCTAGTTCGGGGTGGCGAACAGCCCCTCTGATTAGCGTGTTTAGATATACAGTGGTATTTGCTTAGGCAATAAAAAAGCCGCCTCTGGGGCGGCTGATGCGGCGTTCGATGTAAGACTATTGCGTAGCAGTTGAGGTGGGCAGACGCTCCAAGATGGATTCTTGGGTTGCCTGGATGCTATTTACTGCTTCACGGAATTCACTGCGCTCGTCAGCTGCACGCTGAATTTCAACTTGCGTCTCGCCGTAGGACTTGGCATAGCTACCTTGCTCGCTAATCCAGTAGCCAGCTACCGCAATCACAATAGCAAAACCAGCAAAAACGCCCGCAACAGTAGCCCAAGCTGTTGTGGTGGCATGCCGCCGGCTATTTTCTGACTCTTTTGTTACATCGTTGCGGAGACCTGTTATTTCATCATAAAGCCGGTCGGTGATGCGCTCAAAACGGGCATCTGCCTGTTCTTGAAAGCGTTGCATAGATTCCACGCGAGCATCAAGCTTGCTTTCAATGCCAGCAAGTCGGGCGTCAACATACCTGTCTTGAGTGCTCATAGAGTGTTCACCTGGCTGAGGGTCAGCATCTGTCACACATTTGATTGGTGATACTAAATCAGATTCGATTGTAAAGCCCGCGTTCAGATCACCAAGCTTTGAAGTCGATTTTAGGAAAATAGTTCCTAAAGTGAAACCTCTAGGGTCAACCACGTTTGCCCGCGTGTCGACGCCGGTATCAATCCTGTCATAAAAACTCGACGGCTCATGAGCATTCTTAGTTGCCATTGCGGACTTTCCATTCAAGCAGGGCGTGAAAAGAGAAATCTGCCATGTACCCGCAAGTGTCGCACCTTGATGTGAGAATTGGTATTGCTATTCGTTCAAAGGGTGGCTCCCCTTCATGAACGGTTTTCCAAGCAATTGCAGGTTTATCTGGGATCTCTTTGAAGCTTCGGTGACGGCGGTTAATCGCTTTAAAAGCCACTAGCTCGTCTTGGCAAATGGGACAATTACCTTTGCTAGGCAAAGTGCTGAAAAAATCCACAACATCCTTGCATGTGACTTCTTCAACCATTTGCCGCCACTCATCACTGTACATAAGTCAATCCTTTACCATGCTGGGTGTTAGCAAAAAATGGTAGTCAATTTAGCTGAATTAGCTTTCGCATCTTGTTATTGCAGCAAACCATTGATGCAGTAATGCAGTAATGCAGTAATGCAGTAATGCAGTTTACTGGTCGTCGCTACGACCTTCAGCCTCATATATTAGCTTGCCGAGAATGTTGGATTTCGATTGACCTTGTTTCAGCATTTCGAATGCCGTCATAGCTAGGCGGGCACCTGCCATAGGATCAATACCATCATTGAGTGTGGCTCGTACTAGAGCCTCTTCCACCATCTCAAGCGCCATAACTGTCAGATCGGATTCAGCAATTGGTTCGGACTGCTGTGGGTCGTCGGTTTTACATGCCAAGTAGCGAGCGCTCACCCCGTATTTGTTCGCAAGGGCGACCATAACGCTTGGGGGTACAGGCGTTCGCCCATGCTTCCAGTCGCCAACTGTCTGGGACGACCTGCCGGCATCGGCAGCGATTTTGGTGTTGATACCATGATCCGAGGGATGCTGATGCACTTCCTGTGCGCGGGTCTTTATTCTCTCCCACACCCTTTTCCTTGTCTCCATCTCTTCATGAGAAGGACTTTGTGACGGCTGAGCAGTCATGTGTCAGATGCTCCGATTCTGGCAAATACCAGTAAAAATCAAGTTAACGCCATATCTTAGCCGCCCTGGTCACGTTAGTAATTCATCAAATTTATGGAATTTCTTGTATCTGGCATGGTTTAAACCATAATATAGTCATTATAACCATGATCTAAGAGGTAGGTATGACTGACATTGCTCAACAAACTCTTTCGCAGGCACCAGAACCTGCTGTAAGTGTTCCTACTCGGCCTGTAACCCTTAGAGATGTCATTAAAGACTGCGGGGGCGCTTCTGCTGTCGCTGCAGGAATGGGTGTTGCGGCTCCAAGCGTATACGGATGGATGAGCCAAGGTCACTTACCTCTATCTGAGCTACATGGGAAGACTAATTACAGCGATCAGCTTGCCGCTATGCAGCGAAGCATGCGGTTGAGTGCGGTTGAGATTCGGCGACTAGGGCTGCGCCTCTAATGCATTGCCTCATCTTTACAAATCCAACCAAGGCGCCAGGGGGTGCTTTATGAGCAAGCAAGCCACTAGCAGCAAAGAAACGTTTAAATCCCTTAGCGCCTTTGCCCAAGAGCAAGCCCACTTAGTGCTGGCGCATTATCTGAAGGACGGTGGCCCGGTGACAGGTGCGAACGCTAAGGAGTTGTGCGAGGAGGCCGCCCGCAACATCCGAGCGGCCTTTGCAGAGCTAGAGGGGCGCACTTCGCCTGATCAAGGCTCTGGTAGTGCTCCAACAGCTGAGGAGCAGGATCGCGCCATGTCCGCCGAGCCCGCTGACATTGAATGGATGCCGCTGGACGCGTGGGTGTCCGCAGCTACGACCGCCATTGGTGCGCAGCCGCCTTTCAAGCAATGGTCAGCCATATGCAGCACTGACCCTGATGGGCCTGTGTCCATCGTGACGCTATATAAAGCCCCGAAGGGTTTCTATGAGGTTCGTTTTAGTGAGATGCCAAGGGGTGAAAACCTTGTGAAGTTACTTGAGGCCTCAGGCCCGGTCGCCTACGACCCGTGGCGCAATACCCGTGAGGCTCAATCGCTTTTCGTGGAAGGCGTGGAGACGGCCAGGTTTGGATGCACTGTCGCCAACATGTCCGAGCCTATGCAAGTCGCTCGTGACTTGGTTTGTGCAGGCCTTTTGCGCCATGACGGTCACCCAATACTGACCGATCACGTGATGCAAGTGCTTGATCGTTGCCGGGTCACTTCATCGCTCAAGCGCACCCATTACCCCGCCCGTCTTAGCGGGCAACGTATCGATGGGGCGCTGGCGCTGATTATGGCGGTGGGGCTGGTGCTGGGTGAAGGTAGCGGGGCTGCGGTATGAATATCAAACCATCCAAGCCATTCGACCCAGCGGTCATTAGTGCCGCGGAAAGGCGCTTCCTTGAGAATCGCTCTTTTCCAGCACATCAATTGCCGCCTGAATCCTCTCTATCAGCTCACGACCTTGAGCTGGTGTCATCGCGAACATTTGAGACTCTTGAGCTTCCTCGTTTTTTTGGAGCGCGTGACTCAAAAACTGGAACTTCAGAGCAATGATTTCGTGGGTGGGTACTGGCCCGATCTGCCAGCCAGCTACGGGAAATAGAGAAATTTCATTCGTCATTGTTCGACCTGTGATTGAGGTGTGTGAGAGCACTCAATCTAACCCTGGTCGAGTTTCTTTGCGAGTGGCAGGGGGTGCTGGATGAGCATGCTCAACCTCCTAGACAGGCCAATAGCGTTCAACCGCACCTTCGTTGATCTGGGTATCGGCATCACTGGGGCGCTCATGCTATCGCAGTGCGTTTACTGGTCTACCCGTACCAAGGACAGCGAAGGCTGGTTCTACAAGACGCAGGCTGAATGGACTGACGAAACGGGCATGACGCGCCGAGAGCAAGAGACCGCCCGTAAGAAGTTAGTCAGCAAGGGATACATCGAGGAGGTGCGCCGTGGCGTGCCTTGCAAAACCTATTACCGGCTTGATCGTGAGGCGCTGGAAGCCGCCCTTATTCAGGTTGCACAAAAGCGCCATTCCAGTATGGCGGATTCCGCCAATCTAGAATGTACGAAAGCGCCATCCAGTATGGCGGAAAGCGCCAAACAAGATTGCACGGAAGCGCCTAACAGTGATGGCGGAAAGCGCCAAACTATTACAGAGATTACTACAGAGACTACAGCAGAGAGCACTCAGAAAGGCGCACCGGGGGCAAGCCCCGATGCATCGGAGGGCGATTACCTGAGCGCTGACGAACCCCAAGCGGAAACCTCAGGCGATCAAGAGTCGGGAGCTGATCTGCTGGCGCGTATTCCTGCCGATATGCCGGGTACCCGTGACCCGAAAGCCAAAACGTTTAAACCCTGGGCGAACTACGCCTGTGCTTACCGTGCCCGTTACGGCACTTGGCCGGTCTGGAATCAAAAGGCTGGCGCGAACATGAGCCAGCTGGTCGACCGTGTGGGGGCTGAGCGTGCCCCCGCCGTGGCCGCGTACTACCTGAAACTCAACAGCCAGTTCTACACCTCACGCCTGCACCCCGTGGGCCTGCTCCTGCAGGACTGCGAATCCATCGCCACCCAACTCGCCACTGGCCAGCAGGTCACTCAGGCCAAAGCCCGCCAAGTGGACAGCACCCAAACCAACGCGAGCAACGCGGAGGAGGCTAAGCGCTGGCTAGCCGAACGCCGCCAACAGCAGGAGGCCGCATCATGCCGTTAACCCCTGAACAAATGGATCAGGTCGTTGATCTGGTTTACGCCACCGCGGAAGTGCTGGGTCAGGAGATCCGCCACAAGGCTGCCGGGCTGATCGCCGAAGACCTCAGCGCTTACCCCTTTGCCGAAATTGCCCGAGCGCTGGCCCGCTGCCGTGCCGAGCTACACGGCAAGCTGACCCTGGCGGCGATCATTGAGCGCCTACCTAGTGCGAACGCTCATTTGAGCGGTAACGAGGCGTGGGCGTTGGCGCTGAAAAGCACCGACGAGCAGGAGACGGTGGTTTGGACGCCGGAGATTGCCCGCGCCTTTGCCGCTGCTCAGCCGGTGCTGAGTGGTGACCGTCCGGACAAGATCGGTGCCCGCATGGCGTTCCTGGCTGCGTATGAGCGTGAGCTCTCCACCGCGAAAGCCGAAGCCCGCCAGCCAGAGTGGCAGGTGTCGCTAGGCCATGACCCGCAGCGCCGCGAGATCGTGCTGAACGATGCCGTGAGTGCTGGCAAGCTGCCCGCGCCTAAGGTGGCCCACTTACTGCCACCGCCTGATAAGCCGGTGACCGAAAAAGGCAAGCGCCAGCGTAAGCAGGTGGTCAGCAAGCTACGCGAGATCATCAACCAGCCCGGTGACCAGAAAGCCCAAGAGCGCCGCGAAGCCCGCGAGCGTGAAGAGGCCCGCCGCCGTGAATTACTCGAACAAGCTGGCGTGCCGCTGGCTGCGATGGGAGGACGTTAATCATGAATACCGCATTCCAACCGAGCGGCAACGAAGTAAAACGGGCTGCATTCAGCGATCACCGCCGTTCAGGCAAGCTCAGCGCCTCCCGCGGGCTAGTGACTGCCTCGCTGGTGAGCAAGGGCCCCATGACCCGCAACCAGTTGGCAGACGCTACCGGCCTACCGCTGGCCAGCATTTGCGGCCGCTGCCGTGAGCTGCTCGATATGGATTACATCGAGGTCGCGGGCATGAGCGCCGATTCCCCAGCGCGCCAGGTGCTGGGGCTGACTGAAAGCGGTAAGGCGCTGGCCATGGATGCGGCTAAGGGGGTGGCGTCGTGAAGCGATTAACAAAATCCGAGCGTGCAGATCTATTTGGCATGTTCGACGGCTGCTGTGCTTACTGCGGTGAAGAGCTAGGCCAGCGCTGGCATGCCGATCACGTCAAGGCTGTGCGTAGGCGTCATGAGTTATACCGGGATGGATCATCTGGATATAAGACGCGCCTGGTGGGTGCAGATAAGCCCGAAAACCACGCTATTGATAATTTTATGCCCGCTTGCGCGCCCTGCAATCTCTCCAAAGCGACATACACCCTAGAGCAATGGCGCGATGTGCTGGCTGGCTACGTTGGTGCGCTGGATCGTAATGCGCCCACGTACCGCATGGCTAAGAAGTATGGGTTGATCGTGGAGACCGATATTCGCGTGGAATTCCACTTTGAAAAACTTGCTCGGGAGGCTGCGTGATGTCGCTTAACCCTATTGATCATCAAAACATCGTGCTGCGCTTGCTGGGCATGTCATCCAGTAACCCCGCACACCTCACCTCGCTTGCGCATTCCTACCAGATCCCGGTATCCCTGCATGAGATCCGCGTTGCTTGTGATGCGCTGGTAGAGCAGGAGTTTGTCGAGCGTGCCCCAGGGTTTGCCTATCGGCTGACGGCGTTTGGCACTGTTGAACTGCCTGCTGTGCCGTTGCTTGAGAGTTATTACACGATGCCTCGCCACAGCACGGAGCCAAAGGTGGGCGATTCAGTTTGGCGGGGCGCTGACATGGCAGGAAAACAGCTCCCATACGCCGGGTGGGGTGAATCATGACCCGCCAAGCCTACACACAACCCAAATGCCCACAGTGCCACTACCGCAAGGCCGCCAGTGAGTTTCGCGACCCGGCTACGGGCGAAGCATTGCCCGCATGTAAGCAATGCATGCGTATTGCACAGCGAGGAGGTCAGCGATGGACGGCGTAACGTGGTTTTTATTCGGCGTGCTGGTCGGTGTGTTTATGACTATTGCCTGTGCGGCTGCCGCTTTTTGCAAGAGCAGCAGCAAGCCAGGTGGCCATGCTCCGCCTTTCCGGACACCGCCGCCACCTTTTGTAGAGAGGGCCACTGGTATCAGCGAGCAGGGAGAGCATGACGATGCATGAACAACGGAAACAGCACTTCGCCAAGGTGAGGCGCCTCCAGATGATTATTTTGGCCGTCATAGTCATGGCTTCGCCGTTCTACGTCGCTATCTGCATAAAGCTTTGGCAATTGTTTATTGGCTGGGGGTGCTCATGAGTCAGCAAAAAGGGGGATTGCAGGCCCGGCGAGCCGCGATGCTTTGCCAGAACGTCCGCTTTGGGCTGTACCTCGACCAGCGCCGCCGCCAAGCCAATGCCCTGGAGCATCGTGACCTTCCAGACGGTACTCACGGCCCCGAGGATTGCGCGGACTGGCTGCGCAAGGCGTGCGGCATCGAAAGCCGTGCCGAGCTAGACCATAACGACGCTGCCCGGGCAATGCTTGATCGCATCATGGCCGATTACAGCAAGTGGGAGCGCCAGCAAAGAATGATGGATCGCGTGTGCATGGGGGTGGGGAGTGAGTGATAAGCCGGTAGTGCCTCAAGATTACATATATGGCCTAAAGGTCGTTGACATCGGCGATCTGCGCATAGCGCGTGGACAGACAAAGCGCCCGAGGGGCACATGTAAGCATCTTGATATTGTTTATGACGATCAAGAGCGTCGTATCTGGTGCCAGGACTGCGAGCAGGAGGTAGAGGCATACGACGCGTTTAAGGGGCTGGCTGAGTTTCATTATAGCGCCCAAAACAAGTTAAAACGCCGAGAGGAAGCCGTTAAAGAGGCTGAATCATTCCAAGCCCGTAGCCGTGCCGTTAAAGCACTTGACCAGGTGTGGCGTAGCAAAAACATGACGCCCGTTTGCCCTTGCTGTGACAAAGGCTTGCTTCCGGAGGACTTCGCCAATGGCGTTCAGTCTCAAATGGATCGAAATCTTGCGCGGAAAATGCGCCAGCAGCGCTTGAGCGTAAAGAGCAAAGGAGGTGGGGCGTGAGGTGTTCAACGGTTCTTATTTTGGCTGGCGCTATGCATGTCGCTGTCTCAGTAGCGATGCAAATACGTGGCATGGAAGGTGCTGACCTAAAAAGCACAACAGGCGTGCTGTTGGTCGGCATGGGGTTTATTTGCATGGAAATTTCAAAGGCGGGCAGAAAATGACTAAACCACTCCTCTATGCCGTGCTGTTAGTGATAGGCGTCGTTGTTCCCACGTGGCTGGCCCCCATCGCCCAAGGTGGGTTGGCTAACTTAGCGGTATTTGCTGCATGGGCTATCGGCTTGATGATCCTGGCTCTGGCGCTGATCGGTATCTTTCTGGATTCACCGTACGAGCCGCCCGTCAAGCTACCCAAGATATTGCGGTGGATTTTCGCCATAAGCTGGTGGAGTGCTGTCGCTTGGGCGGCTTACCACGGCATGTATGGCTTGGCAGCGTTGCACACCCTGAGCTCCTTGCTTCTTAGCCTCAATAAGTCGCGCAAGGTGCGGCAGCATAAAGGGGGCTCTAATGTTTGAATTATCACGCCGTAGGTTTCTGCAGCTGCTTGGCGCCGCTTTCGCGTCAGGTGTCAGTGTTCCAGCGCTTTCAATTGGGCGGGAGCCATACGTGCACGTGGGGAGTTGCGTTGATTACATCGGCCCGCGTGGTAAAGACTCGCGTTCATTCATCGGCGGCAAGGCTGTTCGTGCTGTTCATCCCTGGGACGGCACCGGCTTCCCAGTGGATCTACATAACGGCTTTTTCAGCAGGCATGGCGCGTTAGAGCGTTTCTACGATTTTGAGCTATGCAATTTCAGTGAGGAGGTGCCGCCCAGGTTTTGGCATAGCGAAGAAAATCGCCGCCTGTATAACAACGTTCACACCTACGTCAGAACCAAGCGCTTTGGCGAATCAATTGAAGAGGCCGTGAAGGCTTTGAATTTATATGGTGCACGCTCATGAGCCTACCTATTAAAGCGACACGCCGACCCCGCAAATTGAAAGCAGACGGCACGCCCCGCGCCCGACCAGTGGATTGGGAGGGCCAAGAGCAGGCGGTGCTAATCCGCTGGCTGCTGGGCGAGAAGAAGCGCGGGGAGTTGGTAGGTCAGCTATACGACGCCATCTACCATGTTCCCAATGGTGGCCAACGCAGCAAGAGCACCGGCGCGGCGATGAAGCGGCAGGGCGTTAAGTCAGGCGTGAGTGACCTAGTGATTATGGATGCCCGCGGGGGGTGGCACGGGCTTTACATGGAATTCAAGGCATCGCCCCCGCATACCGCGGCCCTTGCCGATAGCCAGCATGATTGGCTGGCGCTGGCCGAGGAACGCGGCTATTGCGCGGTGTTGGCCGTAGGGCTTGAAGAAGCCAAGCATGTGCTCGAGGAGTATGCGCGAATGGGGCCTTCTTATAGCCACTACACAAAAGCACCTCTTGGCGGCACCGAGTGGAGAAAGGGCTAATGGGCATGGCATTGATGAAAGAAGAGGCTGAATCTATGGCGCGTGACTATCAGCGTATGGGCATTCGTGAACTGAGAGAGCATGCGCGCAGTACCCACCCAGAGCATGATCCGGAAGCGGCGCGGGCGTTTGTAGATCGTATAATTGATATGGAGGCAGAGCGCCTTACATGGCACTGGCACGAGAACCAGGGCTATCAGCCGTTTAGCTCTGCCGCGAAGGCGGGCGAGCAGCCGGGCGGAGGATCGGCTGCCGCAGAGCCCTTAGCTATTGCCTATGAGCGAGGCATGCGGGTACATGCGGGTCACGAGTTCGCAAGGGAGTGGCTGGAAGCGGCTCGATTACGCCCACGCGCTAGGCTGGCGGTGTTGATCCGCGCCGCTAAGCTCTACCCGATGGCGGCACAGCAGCAAGCGCTATGGGCCAAGAGCTATGATTTCATTGCCCAGCACTTGCCTATTTATTCGCGCATGCTGCAAATGGGGTCGCTTTCGACCATGACTGAGATCAAGCAGGTTGAGGTGGTTCGGGTCACTGAGAAAGAAACGTACCGGCGTTCGCGCAATGAGCATAAGAGCGTGCCGATCTTCAAGAACGGGCAGGCGGTGAAGGATGCCGCTAAGCAGGCGAGGGTACAGCTATTGCTTCTGGCGCAGGTCTGAAACACCAGATGTTGTATTAACTCCACGACTGATCTACTATGTTTCTAGGCTGGCGCTCAATGACGCTAGCCGCCACACACACCATAAAGCCCTGCCGGTCACCCGGCGGGGCTTTTGCGTTTCTAGCGGTCGAGACAGCCGGTTAAGTCGCTGGGCTCATAACCCGGAGATACGTGGTTCGATTCCACGGGCCGCTACCATTTCTCTTGCGTTGCCACCTGGCGCGCCTTGCCCCTTCGTGTTGGGGCCTTTCTATTCCTGAGGTCGTCATGTCTGCTCACTCGCCTGCCCATTGGTACGACGAGGCGGAACTGCTGCGCCTTGAGCCAGCGCCGCCTAAGGGTACGCGAGCGGGCAACGTGGCCGCGTTCCTCGACATGCTGGCATATGCAGAGGGCACACCTCGATATGGTAACCAAGACGGCTATAACGTAATTGTCGGCGGCGGCACCTTTGAGAGCTACCACGATCACCCCCGGCAGTTGGTCTGGTTGCCTGCTTATAAGATCAAATCCAGCGCTGCTGGGCGCTATCAGTTCCTGACTCGCACCTGGGATGATCTCGCTAAACGATTCCATCTGCCTGACTTCTCTCCCGCTAGTCAGGATCTAGGCGCCATTCACCTGATCCGCCAATGCCAAGCGCTCTCGCTGATTCATGATGGCCGAATTCGTGAAGCCATTCATGCATGTCGGCGTATCTGGGCGAGCCTGCCAGGTGCTGGCTATGGTCAGCGTGAATTAGCTACTGATGAGCTGCTGGGCGTGTACGAAACTGTCGGCGGCATTTCCATCGATTAACTGACGAGGCCCGCCCGAGAGGTGCGCCATGAACAAACGATCTAAAGAGAAACGCACCATGCCACATCGTGATCCAAACAATTGGCAGTGGCTGCTCGATTATCTGTCTATCGCTATTGCCTCCATCCTGACGTTTGCGATGGCCTTCATTCGTGGTGTTCACGAGGGAGGCAGCCTCAAGAAATCGCTGCTAGGTGCAGTCATGTGCACGTTATTGGCTACGCCGCTGTTCCCAGTGTTCCTGTGGATTGCTGAGTCGCAGGGGTGGCCGCCCATTAGCGCCTTCCCCCCGTGCGTATTCCTTGCGTTCCTGGGCACCGATTGGATACGTGCCAAAGCAGACGACCTTTATGAGGTTTTCATTAACTTCGTTAAGAAGTGGCTCAAATGATTGCCTCGCTTCAGGCGAAAGCCATTGGCCTGGTGGTAGGTGGCTTGGCACTGCTGAGCGCATTCCTCTATTGGCAGCACATCACCTCTCAGCGAGACGCCTACCACGCTGAAGCCGAGCGCCAGCGAAGCCGTGCCGAGATATTGCAAGAGCACCAGCAGTGGCAGCGCCAGCAGATCGAGACGTTGAGCAATGCCATGGTTGAGCGTGATCGTAAGTTAAGCGCTATCGCTGAAGACATAAGCGCCAGCACAGCCGCGCTTGATCAACTGGGAGAACAGAATGCTGAGATCCGCGCGTGGCTTGATAGGGATCTGCCTGTTGGCATTGGTGACTGGGTGCGCGAGCTCCAACGTCCAGCCGATGGAGATGCAGTGCAACGGCCCGACAGTACCCGAATACCTCACCAGTGAGCTACCCGCTCCAGCGCTAATTCTTCAAAGCCATAAAGGCTTGCTGTTGTTGCTCGCTGAGTATGAAGCGATGCGCCGCCGGTTCAATGCAGACCGAGCAGTGGTGGTCGAGATACTAACTAACGATGCAGGGGATGAGTGATGCCACTACCCAACAACCGCGCCTTCTGGCTGTTAGCTGCCGCTGTTGCGCAGGTCGCCCGGTTCTTCCGTTGGCTTAAGAAACTCCTGTCAGCAAATGCCTAGCTCGCCACCACGCCCATGCCGTGCACCAATGTGTGCAGGCAAAACCACGCACAAGCACGGCTACTGCGATAAGCACGCCGACCAAGCAGTCACCTGGAAGAAGTCACCCACAGCTAAGCAGGATCGCGGCGGCAGGCCATGGCGTCGCAAGCGCCAGCGCATACTGCAGCGTGATAAAGGCCTGTGCCAGCCGTGTCTGCACCTAGGTATTTACACCCCAGCCGTTGAGGTTGACCACATCGTCAATATCGCCTCAGGCGGCACCGACAGCGACGACAATTTGCAGGCGATATGCGACCCGTGCCACAAGGCCAAGACGCAGGCAGAGGCGCGCCGGGGGCGTGGCGAAGACGCCTGAGGGGGAGGGGGGGGGCAAATCCCTACAGCCCTGCGTCAGCGGACACCGACGCCACCATTAGATTTTTATACCCGCGAAATTGAAAAATCAGGTCGGCGCGAGGAATTAGCAAATGACAAGAGGTCGCAAACCTAAACCGAGCCACCTGAAAGCGGTGCAAGGCAACGCCGGAAAGCGTGGTGTGAACCACGATGAACCCGAAGGTGAAGAGCTCACCGAAGTGCCGCTTCCGCCGGATTGGCTTGATCCGATCGGCATTCAAATGTGGGAGAAAATTGGCCCTTGGCTAGTGAGCTCCAAGATCCTCACCGGATCTGACCTTGCCAACTTGGAAGCCTACTGCGCTGCTTATGCGCGGTGGCGAAAGGCTGAAGCCGACATCGCCAAGAACGGCATCACGGTGCAGGGCATGAACTCCGAAGTGAAGAACCCCGCCTGCACCGTGGCGAATGAATCCCTCAAGCAGCTTGTGACGTTTGGCAGCGCCTTAGGCTTGGATCCTTCTAGCCGGTCGCGTCTCGCCATACCTGGCGCGAAAGATGCCGGTAACCCATTCAAAGACCTCATAGGCAAAAAGCGATGAAGCTCCATGGCCAGCTACCCGAACGTCAACGCCGCGAACAAGTACGCTCGGGACGTAGTGGCCAAAAAGATTCCCGCGTGCAAGGAGGTACGGCAGGCCTGCCAACGCCACCTGGACGATCTCAAGGCGCAGAAGTCCCGATCATATCCGTACCGGTTCGATAAGGAAGAAGCCGAACGGTGTTGTGACTTCATTCAACTACTGCCACACACCAAGGGCCGATGGGCGCGTGAGAAGCGGCTCATCACGCTTGAGCCCTGGCAACTGTTTATCGTTGCTTGCATTTTTGGTTGGCTCAAAAAGAAAACCGGACTACGCCGCTTTTCAGAGGCATACATTGAAGTAGAGCGTAAGAACGGCAAATCAGTGTTGGCAGCTGCGATTGCCAACCTGCTGTTTTGCGCCGATGGCGAGTACGGCGCAGAAGTCTACTGTGGCGCGACCACAGAGAAACAAGCCTGGGAAGTGTTTCGGCCTGCACGCTTGATGCTGAAGAAGTCGCCCGCGCTGGTCAGTGCGGCCGGCATCGAGATCATGGCCAAGAACATCTCGATACCAGAGGACGGTTCGCGGTTAGAGCCATTGATTGGTGATCCAGGTGACGGCTCCTCGCCAAGCGGCTCGATAGTCGATGAGTTCCACGAACACGATAAGCCCAACCTGTACGACACCATGGCTACCGGCATGGGGTCACGCGATCAGGGGCTAATGTTCATCATTACCACCGCGGGCTTCAACCTGGCCGGGCCTTGTTACGACAAGCGCCGTCAGGCGCAGCAAATGCTTGATAAATCGCTGCCGAATGATGAGCTGTTCGCCGTTATTTATACCATTGATGCTGGCGACGATTGGAAAGACCCCGCGATACTGCGCAAGGCTAACCCCAACTTCGGTATATCGGTGGGGGAAGAGTTCTTACTCAAGGCCCAACGCGACGCAGTTCGCTACCCCAGCCGACAAAACAGCTTCCTCACTAAGCACCTGAATGTCTGGGTGAGTGCGCGCACTGCGTGGCTCAACATGGCCAGCTGGCACGCGCTGGGTGATGAGTCGTTAAAGATAGAAGACTTCATCGGCCAGGCCTGCTGGTTAGGCGTGGATCTCGCCAGTAAGACCGACATCGCAAGCATCGCGCTGCTGTTCCGTGACGAAGTGCCCGACAAGAAAGGGCGCATGAAAACCCGCTGGACGGTGTTCGTTCGTAACTACCTGCCGGAAGGCGCGGTGGAACGGGCCAGCAACAACAAGGCCGCTTATGAAACCTGGGTGAATAGCGGTGACCTGATTATCACCGATGGTGAAGAGCTCGACTTCGATGTGATCCGCGATGACATCAAAGACCTGGCGGGCTTATTCGAGATCACAGAAATTGCCTACGACCCCTGGCGTGCTACCCAGCTTGCCCACCAGTTAATGGCAGACGGCGCGAGCATCGTCGAGTACCGCAACACTGTTCAAAACATGAGCCCCGCCATGCGGGAAATGGAAGCCGCTATCACAGGCGGGCGCTTCCGGCATGCCAAGGATCCGGTGCTTACCTGGATGGCCAGCAACGTGGTCGCCAAGGCAGACGCCAAAGACAACATCTACCCACGCAAAGAAAAGCCCGACAACAAGATCGACGGCATCATCGCCATCTTGATGGCGCTCGGTCGCGCCGTGCTCACCGAAAACGACGAGCCGGAAGAATCCATTCATGACACCTCGGACGTTACATGCTGATCAATCTCATCACCTTCACCGTCGGCCTGCTGGGTGTCGGGTTAATGGCCTTTGGCGCGGGGCTCATTCTGCCCGCCGCGGGCTATATCGTCGCGGGCAGCTTCTGCCTGTTCTGGTCGTGGCTGGCTTCCAAAGCAGCGGCCCAGGCAAACCAACCGCCACCGGTCACCAAAAACGAAGAGGATAGCTAATGTTCTGGCCCAGCCTCTTCAACTCACGCGCCACCGGCAGCCCGCAGAAAAGCCAGGATTGGACAGGTAATTGGGTGAGCTCCAACACCAGCCGCCAAAGCGCCGCCGGTACCATGGTGAATACTGAAACCGCCCTGGGTGTCAGCGCATTACGCGGCTGCGTCACGTTGCTAGCTGAGTCGCTGGCGCAGTTGCCCTGTGAGCTCTACCGCCGCGACGATAAAGGCGGGCGCGAGCGTGCGACCGATCACCCTCTTTATGACGTGATCCACAGCCAGCCCAACCGAAAAGACACCACGTTCGAGTATTACGAACAAGGCATGGGCCACCTGGCGCTGGAAGGAAACGAGTTCTCACTGATTGAGCGCGATGGCGCTGGCTACCCAATAGAACTAATCCCCATCCACCCTAAAAAGGTAGGGGTGCTCAAAGGCCAGGATGGGCTGCCTTACTACCAGATGCTGGATTACAAAAACCAGATACTGCCGATGCGCTCAGTGCATCACGTTAAGGCGTTCTCACTTGATGGCTATGTTGGCATATCGCCCATCGCTACCAACGCGGACACCATTGGCTTAGCCATGGCTACGGATCGTCACGCTTCCGCGGTATTTCAGCGTGGCGCGACAATGGCGGGGGTGATCGAGCGCCCGCGTGAATCGCCAGCGATTAAAGACCAAGCAAATGTCGACCGAGTTTTAGATAAGTTTACCGAGCGGCATGGCGGCGGCCTTCGCAACATCTTCTCAGTGGCAATGCTCCAGGAGGGCATGCAGTACAAGCAGCTAGCGATGGACAACGAAAAAGCGCAGCTGCTGGAGTCACGCAATTTCGGCGTCGTGGAAGTTTGCCGCCTGTATCGCGTCGCGCCCAACATGATCCAGCACCTGGACAAAGCCACGTTCAACAACATTGAGCACCTTGGGCTGCAGTTCGTCATCTACACATTGATGCCATGGATCAAGCGCAAAGAGGCCGCGATGATGCGCGACCTGCTCATCCCCAGCGAGCGCAAAAACCTTTACATCGAATTCAACGTATCCGGCCTGCTGCGCGGTGACCAGAAGTCACGCTATGAAGCCTATGCCATTGCCCGCCAGTGGGGCTGGCTCAGCGTTAACGACATTCGCCGCTTGGAAAACATGCCGCCTATCAAGGGAGGCGATCGCTACCTGAGCCCCATGAACATGGTGGATTCACAGCAGATGCAGAACTCGCTGAATGCCACGCCCCAACAAATGCAAGAGATCGAGGGAATACTCGCATGCACGCAATGATCAACTACCCGCACATCGCGTCCATGGTGTTTAACACACCGCTGTACGCTACCCCAACGCTCGTGCAAGCCGTGCGCAACGTGTTGGAGCCTCGCTTGCTAGGGCGCGCTAACGACCTACCGCAAAGCCTGGGTATGGATTCCGGCCACGGTGAAGATCGCGAAATGCAGAACCTGCAGGTGTCGGGTCGCATCGCCGTCATTCCCGTGCACGGGGTGTTGGTGGCGCGGCGTGGCCACATCACTGCCGCCTGTGAAGAGCTGCTTTCCTACGAGCGTTTGCGCAGCCAAATCAACGCCGCGCTGAAGCATGAAATGGTTGAAGAGATCGTGCTCGATTTCCACACCGGTGGTGGCCACGCAATGGGCTGTAAAGAGCTCGCCGATTTTATCCGTGCCAGTACGGCCATCAAGCCCATCACGGCGTTGGTTAACTTCGCTGCCTACTCAGCGGGCTACTACTTGGCGTCGGCCTGTTCTCGCATTGTCGCCAGCCCCACCGCGGGCGTGGGCTCCATCGGCGTGATTATCGAGACCTACGAAGTCAGCCGCTGGGAAGAAGAGATCGGTATTAAGTACAACACCTACTATCGCGGCGACCACAAGAACAACGCCTCCCCTCATGAGCCGATCACCGACCAAGCCGTGCAGGAGATTAACGGAATGTTGGATGTCGCCTATAGCGAATTCACAGAAGCCGTGGCCAGCTTCCGCGGGCTGGATGTGTCCGCCATCGTTGATACCCAGGCACGGCTGTTCCGGCCAAAAGAAGCGCTTGCCCTCAAACTCATCGATGAGATCGCCCCCGCACAAGACGCCATTGACACCATCGCGCAGCGCTACACCAGCAACACAAGCACCACCCCACGAAATAACCGAAGCATTCGCGCCCAGGCGCGGGCGCTTGACACCAGTTGTCAGCTCTAGCCACGCGGCGGAGCGACATCACGGCGGCCATGAGCCGCCTTTTTTGTGCCTAAAAGAAGAGGAAGTACCATGCCTAATATCGAAGAACTCCGCCGCAAGCGTGCCGAGATTAACGCGCAAGTGCAGGCGCTGGCCGCTGTTGAAATGGAAGCGGGTGAGCTGAACGAAGAGCAGCTGGCTGAATTTGAAAAGCTGGCCACCGAGTTTGATGAAATCAGCGCCAAGCTTTCCCGCGCTGAAAACATCGAACGCATGAATGCCGCTTCCGCCGAAACAGTACCCGCCTTTGGTGGTGGTCAATCGGCCGCGGTGCATATCAAGCCAGAGCTTAAGCAGTATACCGGTGCCAAGGTGGCGCGTATGGCCATGGCTGTGGCAGCGGGTAAGGGCGATATGCAGCTCGCCGCCAAGTTCGCTAGCGGTGAAATCGGCGATGCCGAAGTAGCGATGGCAATCGAAACCAGCGCAGGCTCCGGCGGCTCACTGGTGCCAGAGAACTTGCATACTGAAGTGATTGAATTGCTTCGCCCCAAAACCATCGTGCGTAGCCTGGGCGCCCGCTCCATGCCGTTGCCTAACGGCAACTTGAGCATTCCGCGCATGGCATCGGGTGCAAGCTCCAGCTACGTGGGCGAGGGCGCGGAGGTGCTAGCGAGCGAGGCCAACACTGACGATGTAAAGCTGAACGCCAAAACCATGATCACACTGGTGCCAATGAGCAACCAGTTGATTGGGCGTGCAGGGTTTCAGGTAGAGCAGATCTTCCTTAACGACATGCTGGCCAGTATGGCGGTGCGGGAAGATAAAGGTTTCCTACGTGATGATGGGACCAACAACACCCCCACCGGCTTCCGCGCCACGTGTGTGGCAGAAGGGCGCGTTGTGCCGTGGTCAGGCACGGCAGATCTGGCGACCATTGACGACTACCTAGACAGCATGATGCTCAAGCTAATGGAGAGCGATAGCTTGTTGATTGAGCCGGGCTGGGGCCTGTCGCCGCGCACCTTTATGAAACTATTCGGTATGCGTGATGGCAACGGCAATAAGGTCTACCCCGAAATGGCACAAGGCCAGCTGAAGGGCTACCCCATCCGCCACACCACCACCATCCCAGTGAACCTGGATACCTCGGGTGATCTGAACAACAACGAAACCGAGATCTACTTCGCAGACTTTAACGATGTGATCATCGGTGACAGTGATGTGATGACCATCGACTTCAGCCGTGAAGCCACCTACAAAAATGGTAGCGGTGAATTGGTGTCCGCCTTTACTCACAACCAGTCGATTTTGCGTGTAGTGAAGGAACACGATATTGCCTTCCGTCACCCAGAGGGCTTGGTGCTGGGTACCGAAGTCACCTGGTAAAGCTCCTTGTTGTATAGCAGCTGAGCAATAGCCGAAGGCCTACCGCGTGCGGGCCTTCGTTATTCCCCCTTTTCATGACAGGAGCCTCTGATGGCCGCCACCAAACAACCCGCTGAAAAGCTACACACCATGGTGTTTCTCAAGCCCTACGGCCGTTACTCCCGTAACGACCGCGCAGGCTTCCCCCAAGAGAAAGCCGAGCAGCTGGAAAAGCGCAAGATCGCTATTCCTGCCGGTAAATTCAAAGCCGCAGAAGCCGATAAAGTCAAAGCCGCCGGCACAACCACCCCCGCCAAAGGCACCGAAGGCGCCGACAAGGTTTAAGCCTTGCGGCGGTTGACGCTATTGCAACGCCGCCACTGGGCGGCGTTGTTGTTTCTGGCTATTGAGATGTTTATGACTATTGAGAGCCCCTGAATGATCACGCTAACCCGCGCCAAACTGCACCTTCGGCTAGCTATTAGCGAAGAAGAAGCAACGGCCTACACCGATGAAGATGTGATTATTCAAGGGCTGATTGATGGCGCATACGATCATGCCGAGCATTACACCCAGCGAACGTTTGTGGCGCGCTCCAAAACACTAGTGCTCGACGGTTTCCCCGCGAGGAGTGATGCCATTGAGCTGCCGTGGGCGCCGGTGACTGCCATTGAATCGCTAGACTACATCGACCCCGAAGGCATCGAGCAATCACTCGTCGCCGAAACACTACGGCTTGATACCCGACCCATTTACCCGCTGCTGGCGCCACAGTGGGGGAGCCGGTGGCCTCGCACAACCGATGAGCCGGAGTGCATAACCATTACCGCCACCGCTGGTGCAGTGGAGCCAGCGCCCGGCGTTGAAATTGCCATCCTGCTACTGATTGCTCACTGGTACGAAAATCGTGAAAGCGTCGCAATAGGCACCATCACCAGCGAAGTACCCATGGGCGTCGATATGCTGCTGGCGCCTCACCGAATTCATGCCGTGGGGTAATCCATGCGAATAGGGAAAAAGCGCGAGCAGGTCACCCTCGAATGGTGGGAGAAGGGCGAACGCACCGACTCGGGCGCGACACCGGAAGGGTGGCAGGCAGGCAGCAATGTGTGGGCAGAGGTCGAACAGCTACGCGGCCGCACGCTCTTCGCCGCGCAAGAGGCCAACGCCGAAACCACCGCCCGCTTCCGCATGCGGTACCGGGCGGACATTGCCGCCGCCACCGGCAAAACCCTACGCCTTCGCCATGGCGGGATGACCTACCAACTGGAAGGGCGCCCGATCGACCTGGGTGGCCGCCGTACAGAACTGGAGCTGATGTGCCATGAGTGGGTTTGATTGGCAGGTTCAGGGTGTCCACCTGCAGGAAATGCAGCGTGAGCTAAAGGCACTGGAAGACAACATTAAAGAACGCGCCATAAGGGCGGGTTTGGTGTCAGTCGTTGCCCCTGTAAAGCGCACCGCCAAAGGCGATGCCCCGACGGATAGCGGCGATATGGCTCGCGCCGTAGGCCATCGCAACATTAACAAACGCCAGCGTGGCCGCTTAGGCTTCAAGCCTGGCGAGGTGGGCATACTCGTAGGCACCAACCGCAAGATCAACGGGCGCTGGCAGGGCCGCAAAGGCATGTGGCAAGAGCACGGCACCGAGCGCATGGGGGCAAATCCATTCCTGTGGCCCGCCATGCAGCAACATCAAAGCGGTGTGCCCGGGCGCTTTTACCAAGGCCTCGCCAAATACCTGGATCGCCAGCGCACCAAAGGGGCCATTGTATGATCGATAGCATCATTACCGCACTCAGCGGCGCAGGCATTACCGCAGCACCCAGCAGCGAAGCCGACCCCAGCCGCGCCGATACCGTGCCCGGCTTGGTTGCGCTAGTAGACCCCGTTGTCAGCAGCGCCCTATGGCCGCTCAACCTACCGGCGGATGCCCCCGGCACCAACGGCGTTTACAACTTGGCAGGCCAAAGCGGTATCGAGGTAGACGGCTACCGTCTGGGCCGCGTGGACACCTACGTACTCAGCCTGCGGTCACCCGAGTTCGACCCGCTACGCACCATGAGCACCCAGCTGATTGAACGGGTCGCCGCCCAAAGTGGCATTGAAGGGTGGGAGATCACCGATGCCGCCACCGATTACGAATACGACCAGCGGCAATACCGCGCTCACTTTGAGCTGCAGGCCACCAGCCTCGCTATGTCAGCGCCCGCGCTACCCGCCGCGTTCGTGCATCCCGCGCAGGCCGACGCCACGCCCAACGCACTGGGCACCATGAACGTGCGCCAAACCGTCACCGAGCATATCGCCGTGGTGCTGGTCGCCGATCAGGCAGAAATAGACACTCAGCGCCGCGCCATTACGGCGGCCCTGCTGGGGCTAGAGAACCCAACGGACGCCGTCGCCCCCCTGGAATACGCAGGTGGGCAGCGCGTTGCTGTCTCCGGCAGCCACGTCTATTGGCGTGAGCTCTACCGCTACGATCGCCTCATTCGTAGCTAACCAATCACCACCCCACAAACCCCGCCACGGCGGGTTTTTTTACGCCTGGAGGAAACCCCCATGCCCAGCAAAGGTGGCCGCTACGTCATTCGTAACGGCTCGCGCGAGCTAGTGCACCGCACCAAGCCCACGCCCACAACGTACGCGAAAGCGCCCGACCCAACACCCGCCGCCACCCCGGTGAAAACCGAAACGGCAGCCCCCAAGCCCGCCAAAGCAGCGGCCAAGCAAGAGGTAAAAGGCAATGAGTGATCCAAAGCTATGGCGCCGTTTGATCGTCGCGGTGGTGATTGAAGAGCAGTACGGCGTAACCCCTGCAGACCTAACCACGGCCACGCTGATCGAAGTCGTCACGCGTGAGGCAGCCGGTTTCTACGAAGGCGACACGGTAGAGCGTGAGCGCGTACGCCAAGGGTTTGGTGCCTTCGAGGAAACCAACACCGCACCGCGCACCTCGCGCCAGATCCGCGTGCCGTATTCAGGTTCCGGCACGAAAGGCACGCCGCCATCATTCAGCTCATTGCTGCGCTGCTGCGCCATGAGCGAAACCATTGATGAAGCAACCGTGGGCGAAGAGAAAGTCATCTATGAGCCGGTTTCCGACGGCATGGAATCGGTCTCGCTGCTGTGGTGGTCAGACGGCGAGCTGCAAGTAATGCCCGGCGTGCGCGGCACCTGGACGCGCTCCAGTGACGTGAAAGCCTTCCCCTACATTCAGTTTGATGTGATGGGGCTATATCAGCGACCCACCACCGAGCCAGCGATTACCGCCGTGCTGGCGGCACAAGCCAAAGAAGTGCCGGTCAACAAGATGAACAGCTCGTTTGAAATGGACGCCTTTTTGGCCCGTATGCAGACCTGTTCGTTTGATGTGGGCAATACCGTGGTACACCGGCACCTGGTTAACTACGAAGGGATCCACATCACCGACCGCCGCGCCACTGGCCAGCTCACCATCGAAGCGCCACGTATCGACGAGTACAACATCTTCCCGAAGATCGAATCGCACGAGTTCATCGAGCTATCGGCAGTCTCGTTCATCCACGGCACCGAAGCGGGCAACATCGTCGAAATGGTCTTCCCGCGCGCGCAGCTATCAGCACCGCAAGAAAGCGACACCGACGGTATCGCACACTATCAAATGAACATGCGCTTACTGCCCAACGGCAACGATGACGGCGATTTTCAGTTGATCTTCCGCTAACCGCATAACCCGCAACCGCTAACCACACCACGCCGCCACTGGGCGGCGTGCTTGTTTACGCCAATCAAAGGAATACCCCATGTCACTCGTACTGAAAAAAATCCCCACCACCACCGTAGATGTGCCCGTTCAAGTGCCCGGTGACAAGAAGCCCGCCACCCTCCAAGCCGAATGGATCCTGCACAAATGGGACAAATACCGCGAAGTGGTAGACGCCTCAAAAACGCCCGATTTTAAAGATGAAGACCTGCTGGAAGATCTGAAAGGGCTGAGCGGCATCAAGGACGAAGAGGGCAACGACCTGCTGTTTAATAAAGCCCTGGTCGAAGAACTGATGCAAGAAACCTACATTCGCCGCCCGTTAATTCTCAGCTGGTTCGCCGCCCAAGAAGGGCGCAACCAGGCCGCAGCAAAAAACTAAGCGGCGCTGGCCAGTATTGGGCGGGCGGTAGATCAAGGGTTAAAGATCAAACCGAGGAAGATGCCAAAGCCTGGAGGATTGAGCACAAAGCCCGCCCTAAAGAGCCTGATGTGTTTGAGGTCTGGGAAGAGCACTGGCCAGCGCTAGAAATTTTCCTCGCCATGCGCACCCAGTGGCGGGTTATCGCAGGCATGAGCGGCGCGCAGCATCAAGGCATCGATTACACCGCCCTGTACGGTCACCCCAAGTTCGCCCGCCTGGATTATGACGAGCAAGACAAACTGCTAGCGCAGATCCAGCACATCGAAGTAGGCGCCCTGGCGGCGATGAATGATAATTCACTAGACGATAGCGAAGACCAGCACCGCATCGCTTGCGCAATTGCAGCACGACACGAACAGCAGGTTGACGCGCTGCTGGCGTTATCAGTTGCGAATTAGCTTGCCGTTATAACGTAGCGCCGCTAATCTACAGTCTTGGAAAGTGTGAAGTGTTTAGCCAAGCGTTGTATTGATCGTCAAACTATCGGTTGAATAATTCCAGCGTGGCGAGTACGCTTAACGAATCATCTGAATGTCCTTGGCGAACTCGTCAGGGTTTTTTATTGTCAGATGGATAAGAAATTTGGAGGTCACCATGTCTGCACTGTTGAAGCAAGAACGCCTTATTATTCCTGCGCGGAAGGAAGGTGAGCGTGTGAAAGCGCGCCCGTGCCTTGGTGATCATCAGGCTCAGTTCGAAAAAGCTGGAAAAATGTCCATGGAGCGTTACGAAAACGCTTATCGTGAACTGGCCAAGGTTTAAATTAAATGAGCGAATGTGGCTCAGATAATGACGGCATTCGCTACATCGTCGTGCCAGAGCTTGTACAAATTAACCAAGAAATGCTAAGGCTCACCCCAGGTGAGCCTTTTGGTATCCGCGATCAGGGCGGGCTAGAAAGTGCTCAGCAAAAACCTTGCATGCACAGGTGGTACAGCCAAACTGAGGACTTACCCACCTTGGCGAGCGTTCTGGGTATGGGGATTGTTCAGAACCATCCATTCTTGAATGCAAACAAGCGCACCGCTGCAGATGCTGTATCTCGATTTTTATTGTTGAATGGTTATGAGCTGACTATGCCAGAGAGGGATATAATCCTGCTTTGGGAAGGTGCCGCCACGCATGCCTACAATGAAGAAGACATAGCAAGGCTGCTTGCTTACTGGCTGCGAGAATTTGATTCATCAAGCTTGAATGACTAACCCCGCCATCGCGGGGTTTTTTGTGGGCGTTCGTTTGAGAGCTGTAATTCCTAATCTAAGTGCGGTACGTTCCTTGCTGGGGTGACTCAACGGGGGATTTGCCGTGTCTGAATATTGTAGGGATTGCTCGATACGCTACTTGGGTCCTGAAACGGCCAAGTACGCGGGCGGCCTATGCAAGCGCGGCGAAACCACCACTATGCTTTGCGAAGGCTGCGGCGACATAGTTGAAGTTGATCATGAAGGTAGGCGGGTAGGATTAAATCGCAGTATCGAAGCGGCGCGCAAGAAGCCTACTCGCAGCTTATGGCAGCGCTTACTAAGCGCGTTTGAAAGCAGGGGATTATAAATGCGGCAACAACATGTACCAGATCGGGATCGGTGGATAGGTTGGGTTGGCTTTGCCTGGGTGCTAGCTGCTGTGGCATGCGTTGCAGGACTATATTTAATTATCAAGTTCGGCTTTATAGAAGTGCCATCATCAAATAGATACGTTACGCGCACAGAGCCTAATGTGATGGTGTGGGCTGTGACCATAGGTCAAGCTGTTGGCTCAATCATGTTGGCCGTAATATTCCATATGTTGCACAGTATCTACCAGAATTCATGCGACCAACTCAAATCGACTACATATGTAGAGGCCAAGGAAGAAAACATTGTAGTTTCTGAACAGCGGTCAGGGGAAAACGGGGTGCGTTTGACTAACGTCTCGCCTCAGTCGCCGTTAGTAAAAGTGCTTTATGCCGGTTGCCTAGTAACTAGATTCAACGACGAAACGGTAGGAAGTGTGAATGACTTAGCCGCGCGAATAGTTAAGGGGCCGAACAAGTTTGAGTTTCAATCGCCCGCGGGCGAGAGTGCCACAAAATGGATTCATCTTAAGCCTGATCAGCCTCTTCTTGTTCAGGGAGAGTTAGCTAAGATACCGGGTTAAGTGACAATCTATTTATGAAGTATGCATAGCTGTATTTCAGTATTTAATCAGCCCGCCCAGCGCGGGCTTTTTTGTGCCCGCAATTTGAGGTGTGCCACCCATGGCTCAGCAATACAAAACCGGCTTGATCATTACCGGCGATGCAAGCGGCGGTATTCGGGCCATCAAGGCCACGGATGATGAGCTTGGTAAGCTAAACAAGGGTTTTGATAAAGGGTCTCGCCAATCTAAAAAGTTTGGCAATGATGCCGAGCGGGCTGGCCGCCAGCTTACGGAAATTGACAGAGGCGCTGGCGTAGCCACCAGGGGGATTGAAACCCTTCGCCGTGCCGCCGCGCCCATTGCCGGCGTGATCGCGGGCATGTTCGCCGCTAACACCATCCAAAACCAAATAGATTGGGGTGACCAATTACAGAAAACCAACCTACGGATTGGGGCTAGCACTGAATCGCTCAGCCAGTACAACTATGTTGCCAAGCTTTCCGGCGTTGAATTTGGTCAGCTGACAACTGCTTGGCAGCGCCAAACCCGCCGCATTGCTGAAGCAGCGGCAGGCACTGGCGTTGCGTCAAAAGCACTAGATCAGCTCGGACTGAGTGCCAAAGAACTAAATCAGTTAGCCCCAGAAGAGCAGTTCGAGCGCATTGCTACCGCCATGCAGAACGTGGAAAGCAGCAGCGAGCGTGTAGCGCTGGCGCAAAAGCTGTGGGATAGCGAAGGCGTTAAGCTGGTTCAGATCGTTAACCAGGGCACCGATGCCATCGCGTCCATGCGGGCGGAAGCGGACGCACTAGGCTTAACGATCACCCAAGACACCGCTAACGCGATGGCCACCTATAACGACGAGGTGGATAAGCTTAAGTTTGCGGCGCAAGGGTTAAGCCAAACACTGGCGTCTGAGCTGGTGCCGTCGATGACGGCAGGCATGCAAGCGACAAGCGCCTTTATTCAAGATGTAGGCGGTGCTGAAGCCATTCTGAATACCGCTAAAGATGCGGCCCTGCTGCTAGCCGCCATCATGGCAGGGCGTTATGCCGCCGCATTCGCTATAGGCACTAAAAGAATTGCGGCCAACATAGCCGCCACCATCGCCCAGACTCGAGCCGATGCAGCGGCGACAACCGCCGCCCGTGTAAAGGCAGCTGAAACGCTGCGCGTGGCTCAGGCAGACCAAGCAGCAGCATCAAGAGCGCTTGCCAACGGCCATGCTATTGCCGCTGCCACGGGCAATACCACGCTGCGCACTAAAGCCATTACGCAAATGGCAGCAGCGAACCAGCGCGCGATCGCTGCTGAAGCCGGCCACACGGCGGCAATAGGAGCGAATACGGCCGCCATGCAGCGTCACACTGTGTCTGCGTATGCCATGGCAGCCGCCACACGTGCGGGATCAGCAGCACTCGCCTTAGTGGGCGGGCCCGCTGGGGCGGCCATGATCGCCGGCGCCGCTGCTTACTATTTCCGGGATTCCTTGGGCTTTGCCTCTGCTGCCGCTCGCGAGACGAGAGAGGAAATAGACCAGCTCGTTGAGAGCATGGACAACTACACAGAAGCGCAATACCGCAACAACCGCGTTTCTATCGTGCAGGACTTAGCCGAAGCGCGTGTCGAAGCCGAAAAGTTAGAGCGTCAGATCGCCGCCCTGCAAGAGCAAAGCCAGCAAGAAAGTATTATTTACCAAGGTCGCCCCGGGGCAGCATCCGGTCAGCTATCGGAACTGATGGGAGAGTTGCAGGAGCAAAGACGTATTGTCGCAGCCAACGAACGTGGCTTGCGTGAGTACGATCAGACCTGGCAAGACGTTTTGCAATCGCAAGTATCGGGCGTCAGCATCTTCCGTACGCTTGATCAATGGCTCGATGAAATTGGCCGAAGTGCCGACAGCGCGGGCAACTCGGTAAACAGCGGCGCGCCGAGCAACGAAACGATAACCGCATGGGAGAAATACAACGAGAAGCTACGCGATAGCTTAGCCGCCAGCCGCGACCCATCGGCGGTGGGCGCTGCCAATCGAGAGCTGGATACAATGGGTGTAATTGATCCCGTTCGTCGAGCGATTACCGTTGGCCTAGCGCTACAGGAAGATCAAGGAAAACGCCAAAAAGAGCTTCAAAGAGAGGCGGCGGATGCTGCAAAGCAAGCTGCCAGCGAGGCCGAGCGCGCCTACCAACAGCAAGCCCGTGCCGCTGAGCAATCGGCTAAACAGCAGGCTGATGCGCTGCTGAGCATTCAGCAGGAAATGGACCCGCTCTTAGTTGAGCATGATAAATACATCGAGCGTATCGGCGTATTAGACCAAGCCCTGTCTGATGGCACGCTGGCCCCAGAGGCTTATGGTGACGCCTTTCGCTGGGTAGCGGAGCAGTTCACCCGCGCCCGCACTGGTGCCGACGATTACGAAAAGCAAACCGAATCACTAATAAACACCTACGACAGCCACAACCAAAAAGCCCATCAGCTGCGTGATGCGTTAGAGCAAATTAACCAGCGTTGGCGGGATGATCCAGCAAACGGCGACCAGTACGCCCGCATGGTCGCTGGCGTGCGTGATGAAATGGCAGAGCTAGCCCTTGAATCTGACCCCATGGCGCAAGAAATGGCGCGGGCATGGGAAGAAGCCGCCAACCGCATCGATGAGACTTTCGCGGATGCGTTCACCGGTGCATTTGATTCCTTCGATGATTTTGGCGACCAGCTGCTCGACAGCTTCAAGCGCCTGCTAGGTGAGCTGGCGTATCAAGCCACTCTCAAGCCGATTGTTGTGAATTTTACCGGCCAGATGCAAGGCATGTTGGGCATGGGCGGCGGGGGCAGCATCCCCGGCTTAGGCAGCGGCGCGGGCGGCTTTGACGTTAGCTCTATTGGCTCACTGGGCAAAACCGTTAGCGGGTGGTTTGGTGGTGGTGCTGCAGCGGCAGGAGGCGCTACCGCTGGGTACACCGGCGCGCTTGGCGCGGCTACCTCAACCGGCTACGGCGGTGCGCTTGGCAGTGCCGTGTCTGGTGCGGCTAACCCTGGCATGTTTGCGTCGATGGGTGGCCTAAGCGGTATCGCGGGCGGCTTGGGCGCGGGCTATGCCGGTATGCAGTTGGGCAGCCAGTTAGCGCCTGATGCCAAGTACGGTGATGTGGCGGGCGGCTTAGGTGCCGTTGGTGGCTTTATGCTGGACGGCCCGCTTGGGTCGGCTATCGGCGGGGCTATTGGTGCCAGCATTTCCAAAGGCTTGTTTGGCGGCAACTGGGAAACCAAAGACGGCGGCCTGCAACTGGGTGTTTCCGCTGGCGACATTACCGGCAATCAGTACGAACGCCAGCGTAAGAGCGGCGGGCTGTTTAGTGGTTCTAGCTACCGCACCAAAACCAGTGACCTCGATAGCGAGTTTGAAGCGGCGCTGTCGCAAACCTACCAAGCTCAAGAGCTGGCACTGCGTGCGTCACTCGACACGCTTGGCCAGCAATCCAGCGCGCTTAACAGCTTTAGCGCTGGTTTAGAGCAAATCAGCACCAAGGGTAAGTCTGACGAAGAAGTAGAACAGGCCGTTCAAGACTGGCTCCAAGGGGTCGTCAATAAAGCGGCGCAAAGCGTGGTGGATCCTGCCGAGTACGCGCTGGCGGGCGAAACCACGGTGGAAACCCTGAACCGTTTGGCCACGGCGCTAACCGGCGTTAATCCCCTGCTAGATGTAATGCACGGCTTTATGTATGACGCTTCGCTCGCGGGCGGTGATATGGCTGCGCAACTAGCGTCTATGTCCGGCGGGATGGAGCAATTCACACAGCGAGCCAACTACTACTGGGAGAATATCGCCACTGAGACCGAGCGCCACGATGCGGCCATGCGTCAAGCGGCTAACGCCATGGGCGCGTTTACCGCCCGCACCGGTGAGATCATCACGACGACCGACCAGCTACGCACGCTTGTCGATGGCATCGACCTCAGCAGCGAAGCGGGCCGCGAGCTATACGCAGCGGCCATGCAATTGGCCCCGGCGCTGGTGGAAGTTGAGAACGGCTTGGAGCGCGTAAAAGACCGCTTCGCGGATCTGCTCAGTGAGGCGGAAAGCGCCCTAGGCAGTGCCGAGCAACAAGCGCGCAGTGCATGGCAAGCGTTTAGCAATCAGTCGTTTGGGCAGCAAATAACGCTGCTGGAAAGTGTGGGTGACAGCCAAGCCGCCTTGGCGCTGCAGCGTGAGCGTGAACTGCAAGGCATCGATCCCCTGCTACATGAAACCCAGCGGTTTATCTGGGCGATGGAAGATGAAGCCGCCGCGAAGCAGAACGCCACCCAGGCCGCACAAAACTACCGCCGCGAGATTGAGCGCGTACGTAATGAGCTGAGCAACACGCTGGGCAATATCAGCGGCTGGATCGACCAGCGTAACGCCACATCGCAGACGCCAGGCCTAAACCTCGAAGCGGCTGGCGAGCAGTTCGCCCGCCAGTTAGTGCTAGCAGAATCCGGTGATCGGAACGCTCTGCAATCTATCACTCAGTACGCCGATTCTTACCTGGCTGCTGGTGAGGCGATGTTCGCTAGCGGTGGTGCGTTCCAATCGATTCAGAACGACGTTCTTAGCGCGCTTCAGGGTCTCCCCGATCAAATCAGCGCTGAGCAATTCCTCGCTGATGAGATAAAAATTGCACTACGCGAGCAGACGCAGGGTATCAGTACCCGTCTTGGCGATGTGCTGCGCGGCGACAACCCCAGCAGCATTGCGGGTAACCTGGCGGGCTATTTTGAAACGTTGGCGGGCGGCATTGACGGCGTACTAACGCCGGAACAGCTCGCTATCGTGATGAGCGGCAAAGCGACCGACGCCGAGCTGGCCGCGATTATGCGCGCCGTGGATCTAAACGGCGACGGCGTGATGAATGGTCTTGAAAGCGTCATTATCGCGGGCATGCCCACCGATTCGATTTTGGGCACCGTGCTACGCAACAAAATGAACGAGCTGGATAAAAATCAGCTCACTAGTGCCCAGGTGCGAAACGCGCTCTCCCCGATTGCCACCGATGCTGAGATCAGCCGACTAATCCGCGAGGTAGACGTCAACGGCGACGGCATTATCAGCAAGCAAGAGCTGACGAATGCCCGCGTCGGCGGTCTGGCTAGCGGTATCGCTAAGAGCCTAAACCCCGCGTTTAACAGACTGGATAGGAATCTCGATAATCTAATTGACTACGGCGAGTTCAGCAACGCGTTTGCCGGTATGGCTAGCGATGATGAACTGCGCCGCATTTTCAACAAATTGGATGCTGACGGCAGCGGCACTATTAGCCGCTTGGAAGCGCTCAACCAATCAAACGAGGGCACCGAAGACAACACCAAAACGCTGGAAGAGCGTGCGCGGGATCAGCTCAGCTCGCTGAACGGGCTAGTGGGTGAGATGGCGCGCACTACTGACCAGTTTGTGGGGCTGAATTCCACAATGGTCAGCTTGCAGGATTCGATCAATGCGCTAGGCGTTGCGCAGAAAGAGGTTGCGCGGATTGAGCGCGAGCGTGCAGCGGCGGAAAAAGCTGAGCGGGAGAGAATTGAGCGAGAGCGTGAGGAGGGTGTGCGGCTAGAAAATCTCTCGGCGCTGGGCGATAAAATCAATGCCGTATACGGGGATATGAGTTCCGCAGAATACGGCATCGCTAGAGCGGCAGGAGGTCTAAGCAGCGCGCAGGAAACCAACATTCAGGATCGGCTGCTTGAGTTCACCGGAGAGGACGAGAGACTCAGTCACAGCGAGATGATGGGTTTCATCAATGGCGTTGTAGAGGCCGAAAACTGGAGCGGTTCCAGGGAGGCGTACGGTAAACGCATTGCGCAGCAGCTCCGCAGGGCCTCCCGCATAGATGAATACGAGGAGCAGGCCGCGTCACTCCGGGGTGATGACTACAGCAATGGCATGAATGCAGAGTCCACGGCCAGAGATTTTGACGTGACCTCGGATATGTCACGCGCTGAAAGTTATCTCTACCGATACCCTGATGTTGCTCAAAACTGGAGCGGATCAGCAGAAGAGCATTATCGAAAAATAGGGCAATACGAGGGGCGCCATTTTGCAAACGGCGGCTATACCGGCCCCGGTGGCAAATACGAGTTAGCGGGACACGTCCACGCGGGTGAGGTTGTGTGGAGCCAAGACGACATCGCCCGTTTCGGTGGCGTAGGCGCTGTTGAGTCTCTGCGTACGGGCTCGCGACAGCTCCCCCTGCCTGATATGCCCCTGCCGCAGTTCCCTGCGCTGAGCAATAACGACGTGCTGCAAGTGTTGCAGGACGTTAAACGCGAGCTGGTCGAATCCCGCAAGGAAAACAAGCGCTTGCAGGAAGAAAACAACCGGCACGCCGAGGCATCTGTTGCCGTCCAGCAGGCAGGCTTTAACGGGCAAATCAGCGAGGCCAAGAAAAGCAACCAATCGCTTGACGATATGAGCGCAGCGGCGCGGCTGGAGGCGTCACGATGAGCTACTGGCTGTTAACAGTGGAAGCGCTGGATAGCACCGGCGCGGCTAAAGCGCTGCGCTTTAGTACGCCGGGGTATATGGACCCTAACCCGGTTGGGTGGCTGCCGCGCATCAAGCAGCCGGGGCTTTATCGGTCAGGGCTGTTTGCTGGCGAGCTGATCAATGGGGATCGCAGCGGTTACGGCGAAACCACATTGATCAATAACGATGGCGCGCTTGATTGGCTGGTGGACTACGCCACGGATGGCCGTAGCGCGGTTCTTCAATACGCTGATGACGGCATATTAACCACGGTGCTGGAAGGCACGGTGGGCCGTGTGTCGTTTCGGGGCGGGCTGGTATCCATCAAACTGCGCGACCCGGTGGAAACGCTACAGCAGCCCCACCCGGTAACGCGCTATGCAGGCACTAACGTGCTACCGGAAGGCCTTGAAGGTACCGACGATGACATAGGCGGCAACGTAAAACCCCGTGTATATGGGCAGGTACGCAACGCTCAGCCTGTGGCCGTCAATACCTCAAAGCTCATCTATCAGGTGAGTGACCAGGACTGCACCGTAACCGCCGTGTACGACAACGGCATAGCGCTCACATTTGACGGTGACTATGCCTCACTTGCAGAGCTACAGGGTACGGCGCCCCCGGCGGGCAACTGGAGTGAATGGGAGCCGCCACGCGGTAAATGGCGGCGCTATCTGGGGTATATCCGGTTGGGGGATAGCCCCGCTGGGCAGCTAACGTGCGACGCCGACGCCCCGCTGGTCGATGCCGGTGATGTGGTAGAGCAGATAGCCAGCGAGGCAGGCGTAAGCGTAAGTGCTACCGGCGGGCTTAACCGCCGTGGCGCGGTGCGGTTATGGGTTACGGATGAAACCAACACCGCCGATTTGCTGGACCGCCTCATCGCCTCCTGCGCCGGGTTCTATCGCCTAACGAGCAAGCTGGCGCTGGTGGCGGGGCTGCTGATACCCCCTGACTCGCCTGCGCTAACCCTGCGTGACCACCACATCATCACGATCGACCGCGAAGCCGTCGGCGCGGGCCGTAACGGGCTGCCCGTTGGCCGCGTGACGTGGCAGGCCGACCGCATCGAAACCGTGCAAACGGATTTAGCGGGAGCCGTGGGCGAAAGCCGCCGCGCCCGGCTGGCCAGCCAGTACCGTGACGCGGCAGCGGTGTCCGATGCAACGCGTGAACGGCACCCGCTTTCGGATGCCGTCACGGTGGCCAGTGATCTAGCGAGCCGCAGCCATGCGGATACGACGGCGCAGGAGGTGCTGGCACTGCTGTCGCCGCGCCGGGATCGATTGAGTATCACGGCGCGCGTAGCGGACGCGGGCGGGCTGACCATTGGCCAGACCATCCGCGTTGTCACGCCCCGGCTGGGCTACAGCGCCGGGCGAAACCTGTTGATTGTGGGGCGTGAAGTGGACGCGTCAAAAAACCGTATATCACTCAGCCTATGGGGTTAACGAATGCTTGAAGATGGAAAAGTGATCCTGTGTTGGCCCAATCATGCCAACACGGCCACGATCAGCGGCGGCGCGTGGGAACCGGAGCTGCCCGCTCGTCAATTGTTGGACCCCACGTTTGCCGAACAGGCGCGCTCCATCGACGCAAACCCGGCGAATACCCAGACGCTGCTAACGCTGGCCCGGTTCCTGCCGGTGGGCGTGGTGGCCATCGCGGCCCACAACCTCACGGCAGTAGCTAACTGGCGCGTAACTGTCTACTTCGATGCGGCGGCGACAGACATGGCGTGGCAAAGCGATTGGCTACGCGTGTGGCCTGCTGTGTACGCCACCAGTGAACTGGAGTGGGAGTACGACAATTTTTGGGGCGGTGAATTTGACGATGATGACCGCGCCTCATTTACCCCACTCGCCACTCTGTTCTTGCCCAACGTTCAAATCGCCCGCGCTGTGCGCATCGAGATCGACGACAGCGGCAACCCAGCGGGCTTTATCAGCGCGGGGCGCGTGTTTGTCTCAAATGTGTGGCAACCCACCTACAACATGAGCTATGGCGTGCAGTGGGGCTATGACATCGACACCGAGTTTGAGACAGCGGGTGATGCCAACCGCACCGAGTACGCCGACCCGGCGACGCCCAAGCGCACCGTCTCGTTTGCGTTAGAGCATTTGGATAGAGAAGAAGGCTTTCGCCGCGCCCTGGCGGCGCAACGACAAATCGGCTTGCACGGTGAAATCCTGTACGCCGAAGGCGGCCGGGCCACGCCTGAGAGCTTTGCCACCACGATATTAGCCCGACAGGTGCAGGTTAACCCGCTATCCCACCCTTACTTCGGCACTTACGCCAATTCCATGGCCCTACGGGAGATTTTATAAATGGCTGATTCAGTCCGTTTTCCAGCGAACATTGGCGGCTCAGGCCGCACGTATACCAGCGATGCCAACCCTGACACCGGCGTGTTTAACGGTGGCCACCGCATTAATTTTTTCCCAATGCTATCGGATACGGTGGCGGCGGCGGGCTATGTGAGCCAGTACGCCCAAGCCATTGATGGTGCTAAAGAGAATGCAGACCGTGCCGAGGATGCCAAGGGGTATGTGGAAGCGGTGGCCGATGCGTATGGGATAAAGATAGTTGAGGCGTACCGCGCCAGGGCTACTTTCGGCCTTGATTTTATTTTAAATCGCTACTGGATTGACGATGGAACCCGCGTTGAAACATCTGACCTGAGCGATATGTTTGCCGTTGCTCGCGCTGCATCGGTGCTCGTCGAAGGCCCAAACGGGTTGTTTCGAGACGTTCCCGCGAATACGATCGCGAGAGAATGGCGCAACGGCGTTGCTGTCGGCGCGCTAAACCAGCAATCAGGCACGAATCTTTTATTATTTAGCGCAGATTATACCCAGGGCGCTTTTTCGGAAGGGGTGTCGGTAGAGCCCAACAGCAGTGAGAGTCCGGACGGGACTCTAACCGCAGATAAAATTATTCCATCGGTTAGTGATGAGCGCTCATATATTAGCAAGAACAGTATCGATGTAATTGAAGGGGATGTTTATACCCAGACGTTTTTTGTTAAATATGCAGGTTTTGAATTTTTGCAAATCACGGGGTCGGTATCGTTCTCATCGGTGCGCGCCAACATATCGTTGATAACTGGCACCGTGACAGATTCCAATCTACCGTCTGACCAGAAAATATCGGTCAGGCAGCGTGGTAATGGTTTTTTTGAGATTGAGTTTACAACCAGAGCAACAGCAACAGGAGGGGGGCGGATACTGGCTGCAATTGTTCCCGGCCCCGTATCGGGACGGCTAGAGAATATCACCGGTGATGGAGTGTCCGGTGTTTATATGTGGGTATCTCAGCTAGAGAAGTCACGCTTTGGCTCATCTCCTATTATTACTCAAGACGCGCCTATAACAATGCCCAGTGATGCACTGTCTAGAACGCTAGGCAGGGAGTATTCCCAACAGGGCGGCACGTTGATTGTCTTTTTAAAAAATATTCATATTAGCGATACAACGCAATGTATTGCGGTATTTGGGAATAGCACCACTGACCGCATAGGGGTTTATATCAGTCCGGAGGGGGCGTTATTTACACGTATTAGAGAAAGTGATGACCCATACGACACACCAACATTTGTTGTGAGCGAGGGGGATTCGGCAAAAATTGCGTTATCGTTTAGTGATGGAGGTATTAGTCATTTTTCAGTCAACGGCGCATCAAAAAGTAATGTAGGCACTAAGTTGCCAGCGGTATCTACATTCAGTGCCGGGGCATCCTATGATGGTGGTCTGCCGTGTGCCGCTAATATTACGACGGTCATGTACGTCCCTATCCCGCTAACGCTATCAGAGATTGATGAGGTGACAGCATAATGATTGATGCAATCGTATATTTGTCTAGTGTCACGCAGCTTCCTGTTTCACTTACGTGCGAAGACGGTAAGCCAGCGATTGGCGCCCCACAGGCAGGTAATTCTGCAGGCGAGCGCCTGCACTACGTTCGCATGACGTCAGAACAGCTAAACGAGTGGCGGCCGCATGTCACCGTGCTAGCGGAAGCGCCCTACACCGGCACTGGCACCGCTGACCACATTTATCAGCAGATCCAAAACGATGCCGAGAAGCTCGCACTCTACGAATCGGTTTACGACACAAGCCCGCGAATAGTCGACGATGGTGAAGGCGGCACGATGGAGTTCACGCCCCCGTTTAAGTTCGGCATGCTCGCAGAGTCAGCCCTGCGGGTACCCCGCGATATTACAGCTCGCCAGGCACGGTTAGTGCTGGTGAAGCACGGGTTATTCGAGCAGGTTGATGACGCGATTGCATCCATTGATGACGATGAGCAGCGGCAAATTGCCGGGATCGAATGGGAGTACGCGACCCGTATAGAGCGTGAGGCGCCGTGGGTTAACGCGCTCTATGAGAATCTGGGGCTGACGAAAGAAGGCGTCGATCACCTGTTTATCGAAGCGTCCGAACTATGAGCTATCAAACCCACGTAGGCCTACGCATAAGCACCCAGGCGGGTGCCGTGCCCACAGCGGAGCAGATTGGCGAGGGAGAGCTGGCGTTCAACCTCGCTGACCGCCGTATCTTCGCCCGCTTTGGTGACACGGTAGACGACATTACCGACCACTACACCCGGGCCGAAGCTGACCAGGTGACGCAGGATCTAAGCGACCGCCTGGATGACCTGGCCATCGGTGATATTGACGGCCTTTTTACAGCGCTGGCCAGCAAGGTCAACAAAGAGGAAGGTAAGGGCCTATCGAGTAACGACTACACCGACAGTGCCCGCAACACGCTCGCCGCCACCGACCAGCTAGCCCGGGACTTGAGCACCCGGCTGGATGAGTTGGGCATCGGTGATATTGATGGCCTTTTTACCGCGCTGGCCAGCAAGGTCAACAAAGAGGAGGGCAAAGGCCTTTCAAGTAACGACTACACCGACAGCGACCAAGCCAAGGTGGCCGCCGTAGGCACCATGGCCAACCGCGCCGTTTATATCTCAAGCGAGCCACCCGACGACGCCGTAGGCAATGATGGCGATATATGGCTACAGCACTGGAGCTAACCCATGCACCTACGCATTGACGAGCAATGGCACTATGCCGAAGAGTGCGTGCGCGTCGATGGCCGGTGGCGTGCCGCCTCCCGCTGGGAGCGTATCAACGGCGAATGGGTGTTAACCCGTGACGCCCGGACATGGGCACTGCAGGGACTTGAATGGGAGGATGATCATTTTTGGGAGGGGATACCCGGGAGTCAGTAGCGACCGCCTTGAGCGGTTTTTTTGTGCTCAGATTAAACTTAAGTATAAGTATAGGCCTATATGGTCTAGCCAAAAGTCGCATATTGCCTCAATGACAACTAGGGTGAGAAGTGTCAGTGGCAGGAAGGCCTCTGTGAGAAACGGAAGTCACGCTCAGGATGAGCGGCACAAGCCAGGAAGGCACAAGATAATGAAGCGCCCCATTGCTGGGGCGCTTTTTTGTTAGGCGAAATTTTAAAAAATGTCTAAATTAATATGGGGCCTGCTTTAGTAGTTGGTCCAATCTCTAGCCTAGCCCTTTGGCCATCTTTTGATGGCCTTTTTTGTGAGTGTGTAAGATATTGCTTACAAGAAATATAGCGATTGTCTTACACGCCTGACGCCATGATGGTGCTATGTTGGCTGGCGGGGGAGTCTAGTATCACTTTTGCCAAGGACGGCGCACTACCCTCCATCCTTTTACTGGTACTCCTTCTTAAATTCCCTTCTCTTATTTGATCAACTCGTAGCCGTAGGAAGCTCGTCCCATCGAGTGGTGTATCTCGGTGTCCGATGCTCGCAGCGAAGCTCCCAAGCGTTCTGTTTGCGAGGCATACCGAGGCGCACCGTCCCTTTGCCGTGCTCCCTGTTTAGTTTATCCAACGTAGCCATCAGTCGCTCATTTCTTTCTCGCTTCTCATAGCTCTGTGTCTCACCCAGCAATCCAAGCTGTTCGTTGTCGTGATCGCATAAGTCCATCAACATCACGCCGCACTTTTGATACATGATGCCTGGTTTGAATATCTGCTCAAGCCCTGCTGCAGCTGCGCGTACCAAGTCGCGGCTGTCGCACGTAGCGTAGGGCAGGGGCACTACAACGCTTTTGCTGTAACTCGGCAGGTCTGTCCGGAACCTGTTCGTGCGCACGAAAACCATTATCGCTTGGGCGAGTCCTTTCTGCTTACGCAACTTCTCCCCAGCGCGGGCGGTGTGTGTCCGTACAGCTTCCTGCAGGTCGGTTTTGTTCTGGGTAAGTCGCCCAAATGATCGGCTCACCATGATCTGCTTTTTCGGCTGGGTCATGTCATCAAGCGGGATACAGTCGACGCCGCGCAGCTCATAAACCAGGCGCTCCATTAGCACGCTGAAGTGCTTGCGCAGATGTTTAGGCGACGCCTCGCGCAACTGCCAGGCTGTCTCAATACCCAATGTGTGAAGCCGTACCGCGCTACGCCCAGCAACGCCCCAGATTTCCTTGACCGGCAATTGCTGCAAAAACTCCCGGGTATCGTCACTGTCGGGTTCCATGATGGCCACGCCATCAAAGCCGCTTTCTTTTTTTGCCCGGTGGTTAGCAATCTTTGCGAGCGTTTTGGAAGTACTGAGCCCAACACTGACCGGTATGCCGGTATCGCGTTTAACCTGGCGCCGCATTACTTGGCAGCGATCAGTTAGCGTCTCAGTCTCAAACCCTTCAAACGAAAGAAATGACTCGTCGATGCTGTAAACATCAACGTGTGGTGTGTGCTGACTCAGAACGTCAGTAACGCGGCGGCTCATATCGCCGTAGAGAGCGTAATTACTCGATAGCAGTGTGCACTGGCGGCGAATATGTGGGTCGATCTGATGCGCAGGCATACCCATGGCCACGCCCAGCTGTTTGATTTCTGCCGATCGCGCTACCACACAGCCATCGTTGTTCGACATTACGCCAACCGGCTTTCCTTCGAGCCGGGGCTGAAAGACGCGCTCGCAACTGACGTAGAAGTTATTGCAGTCGACAAGAGCGATCATACGGCGAAGCCCGGCGCGAGCGAGTGAATGTTGTGGGTGACGACGCCCCACACTTCGCAATCGTGGCCCGTTAGCGCAATGGGTTTAAAGCTGGGGTTGGATGCGAACAGATAGGGCCGGTTGCCGATCTTGCCAAGTTTCTTGCACGTCAGCTCGCCATCAACGCTCATGATCACTATATGGCCGGGCTTGGGCTCAAGCGAGCGATCAACCACTAACAGATCATTGTCATAAATGCCATCACCTTCCATCGACGTGCCCTTGGCGCGCAAGAAATACGTGGCGCTAGGGTGCTGTACTAGATGGGCAACCAGATCAAGCTCAGCCTCCAGATAGTCATCAGCAGGTGAGGGGAAACCAGTACGAACAAAGCCACCGATAAGGGGGATGTTTACGGCAGGACCAGAGCTGTCAGCGCGGCCCAATACCGTCAGGTGCATGCTCATGACATCGATTCCTCAGGGTTCCAGCGCACTCGAAAAAGTTCACCATCGTCATCAAGGGAGATCATTGTGACGTTCTCGACAGTCCCAAGCTCGCTCAGCATGCGCTCCCAATCCTCTGCCGAGTCTTCGGGCTGGCGCTGGATCTCGGCACAGTGCTCGGACTGAGCGCGCGGGCTGTTGATTTTGCGCTGCACGCGACCGACCAGGGCTTGATAGGTTTTCTCTGACATAAGCGCCTCCTTATTTAACTGTTAAAATATACAGTAGTAGGTGCGGAGTATAGTCAGGGGAGGCTACAAAAATCTAGGGGGACTGGTCGCAATTTGGTCGCAGACTGTGTGCGACCAATGCAACGTGTGTAAACATAGTAAAGCGATAAGAGGCTGATTTATCGGCGAAGCCTTGTGCAAGCGCGGCCCACCAGAATTGCAGAAGCGGATTCAAAATCCGCCGTGGCATTCAGGCCAACTATAGGATGAAAATTTCATCATGGATTTTCCGTAGACCCTCAGCTTTTTGTTCAAAGAAGTTAGAGTATTGGCTTCCTATGGCGGTATTCTTATTACCGAGAGCTCCAGTTAAAAGCGTGGCATTTGATTCACCGTCGATCTTCTCCAGGCTCCAATCTTCAAGCTGTTTCCCTACGGTAGGCGAAAGAGAGCGTATCACCGAGCAATGACGACGTATCTGCTTATCCAAAAGTCTCAATTGCTCACCTCTTTCTTGAGTCTGCATTTCATAGGCTAGAGCCCTGAACTCAGCAAAATCGGCCAACAATAAATGATACCTCTGAATTAGCACTTCTTTTTTTTGGAGTGCCAGTCGGCTTTTCTCACTTTCCCTTTGAGTATTTATGGCGCGCTTTGCTGAGTTGGCAGACCTCCAAGCAGCTACCGCAGCTAAAGAGGTTGCTATTGCAGCAATTACAGCAGCGTAATCGGCAATGCTCAAGCTTGGCTCAGCCATAAAAATTGACTCCTGTTGGGTCGCACGTTGCTATTAGTGACTGGTTGCGGTTTGGTTGCTGACTGGCTGCAACCAATATAAAGAATGTAAGCATAAGACGGCAGTAGCCTGGGGGTCTAGCCAGGAGGCCGCATGGCAGGCGCGACCGTGTTGGGTAATGCTTTGCACTCATAATCCCATGCTTATTCATTGTTACCATTGGCGTAGCCGGGTAGTGTGGAGAAACTTACCGACAAGCTGATCGGCGTGCTGCTTTAAATTCGGGGGTATAGTATAACGGCCCATTCCATTGGGAATGCATTGCTTCTTCAGGGCTTCGAGTTCCGCGATTGTGTGATCTAGGATCTGAGATTCATTTTTGCTTACATAGGCGCGGTACTTGTTGACCATTTCAGATGAAGGTAGCTTGGGCAGCAAAGCGCCGTTGCTTTTTCTCCAACTGCTATCGACTAGTATCCAGATTGGTTCTCGAACTTTGTTGCGGCTTTTGCGAGTCTCACGACCCAAAGCAGAATAATGGCCTACTAGACCACCCAAGGTTAAAGAAACTAAGCTAATTGCAATTTGACTCAGCATATATGGCTCCAGCAAGAAAATCCTATGTGTCTAGATTGTGCCAGAGGCCTGCGCATTAATGTGTCTAGCTGCCTAATATTGAGAATATCGGTAATTCGGTACACACTGCGCCCAGCGTGTTAGTTTTTTAAATTCAGTGGGTTAGGGCGGTTGGTTCCCTAAAGAGTAGGTCTTGAAAACCGGCATAGGTTAATAGCCTATCCAGGGTTCGAATCCCTGTCCCTCCGCCACCTCGATACTAAAGCCCCTGATTCGTCAGGGGTTTTTTCGTTTCTAGACTTTCTTTTTCCTTCCACAGAAAACCCTCGGCGATGAAGGACAGTAGGTTTGCGCGTATCGGTGACGTCGTTTGAGCACGGCCACAGCAGACTCGCTGAGCGGTATCGTTATCGTTCGACGTTTTCCCGCTTTGCTGTCCTCTGGCTCTAAGGTAATCAGCGCATTTTTCCAATTTACACGGCACCACTACAGTTTTAACAGCTCGCCCTTGCATGCGCCTGGTTGGGCCAACTCTATAAAGTTGTCCCTGCGCTCGCCTTCGCGGATCGTTTGGCTTTCCCAATCAGTTTGCCTATCACCTTGTCGGCACCAAAGAAGTCATAGAGCTTGCCGGTACGCATCTTAATAACGGCCAATGACCGCTTATCCAGATTACCCTGCAGGTACTCGGCGACAGCTTCGGTCTGGGGTTTCGTCTCAATAGTACTGGCGGTAAACCTGAGCCTTACATTTCCTATCTGATACTTCCGCAGCTTGCTTGTCGATCATCTGAGTAGAGCGTCTAATTGGCTCAACGCCTCACACCGGGCAAGGGGATTTGCTCTGACTGGGTAAGCAGTTTCAGGATACACGTGTCGCTTGATCTGATATTAGCAAGTGGATGGATCAATCGCGTCAAAGCGTATAGATGAATCCTGACTACAAACGTCGTTAGCTTGAACGATTGCCACAGTGTTCAACCGGATTGCCGAAGTGCAGGGAAGGGAAGGGAAGGGAAGGGAAGGGAAGGGAAGTGTCAGTGATATGTCGAATTTTTCTCAATAACCGAGTGATCAGTTATGCTTGTAAAGACAAAAAGTTTGATTGATGTTATTAAGAACAGTGGTATAGATGCGCTTTAAAAGAGCCATTATCATCTTCCCAGATCACCAAGATACTTTTGAAGAAATATTTTCTGGTTCAGAAGATTTTATTAAGCGCATGTAGAAAAGCTTCTTAATTAAAAACAATTTTTTAGATGAGGCTAAATATGCAATATATGGTTATAATTTTGAATCTTCTGTCCAGGAAGGGTGGTTGGAGACATGATGCTAATGAGCAGCTAGCGAAAGACATAGAAAATAAGGTTGTTCAATAA